GACGGCACGGACGTAGAGATTGCACCCTTCGCCATCTACCCTGTAGGTTATGGGCTTGATGAGAGCCTAGGCTACGAGACGGTGCGGTTCAAATGGAACAGGCCGCATGAGGGCTGGCAAGACCTAGTGTTCCGTCAGGCGTACCTCAATGACCAGAGCAGGGAGTTCCCCACCTCTATAGCAGACCAAGGTATCGTCCTCCAGACTGAGAAGCAGACGAAAGGGTTTCAGTACATGTTACGTGGATATATGAACAAGCTACGCGAGACCCAGTCCATGTCTAACATACATGGGACGATGGGGTGGAAGAACGGCTTCAAACAATTTGTCATTGGCGAGCGCCTCTACAAAAGATCAGACGCTGGAGAAGTTGTTGTAGAGGATATATCCCTCACCTCGGCAGCCTCCAACATAGGTCAGAAGATGTACGGGATGGCTGGCACCATAGAGGAATGGGCTAGTGCCACGGCTGTGCTTGAGACAACCGATATGCCCCACCATATATTCGCGCTGAACAATTCTTTCGCTGGCCCACTGTGGGCACTGACCGGACTCAAAGGGCTGACCATCTCCCTTCATGGCAAGTCAGGTGGTGGCAAGTCCATCATCCAGCTATGGATGCAGAGCGTATGGGGTGCGCCAGACAAGCTGCACTTCGCAGCCAAGTTCACACACAACGCGCTGTTCAACAGGTTGGGGACGTACTGCCACCTGCCCATGACCATCGACGAAGCTACGTTGATGGAGGACGTAGGCGACTTCTGCTACTGGGTGTCACAGGGTAGGGACAAGGCGCGGCTCAACCGTTCAGCCTCAGAGCGCGAGGCCAAGGAGTGGGCAACGAGTGTCACAGTATCCACCAACATATCCTTCGCTTCCAAGATGGCAGCGTCAGGGGTAGAGACTGATGCACAGATGGCACGGCTGTTAGAGGTTCACATACCAAGGCATAAACTGTTTGCAAAGAGCAGCGATGCAGGGCGTAAGATCGTGGAACACCTCATGGAGAACCACGGCTTGGTTGGTGATAAGCTGATGAAGGCGTACCTCCGGCTTGGGGAGAAAGAACTCAAGCGGCGTATCGCAGAGGCACGACTCAAGTTCGTTGACTGGTATGGGTTTAAGTTTGCTGGCGTTGAGCGCTTCTGGGAGACAGCACTCATTCTACAACATGTTGCATGTACCATTGCAAAGGAGGAGGGACTCATCCGCTACGACTTCACCATTGGTATCCGCTTCATCATCGACCAGATTGATGCGCTGCGTGGTGCAGTCGAGGACAACCGTATCAACGGGTTCGACATCATCAAAGACTTCCTCAATGAGGAAGCAGACAAAGCACTGACCATTATGCACACCACTGATGGGAGCCTCCCCTCAACCCATGACATCAAGCGTGAGCCGAAGGGCGAGATCAAAGCACGGTTCGATGTGTACCGTAAGGGCAACATGGATAAGTTCGATAGGGGCACGGTGATGCTGGTGGTCAAACCATTCAGAGAGTATGTCGCCAGCCGTGGGTACGACTTCAATCAGTTGCGTAAGGAGGTCGGTGATGTAGGTGCTGATGCCACCCCGCGCTCTAAGAAGTTCACGATCAGCAAAGACACCAGCCTCAAGGCAGGGCAGCACTACGTGTTCGGGGTCAACCTCAACAACATGGCAATGCTGGGCTACCTTGACGAGGCACAGCAACAGTCAGATGAGCTTACACTGGGGCAGATGGGGGTAGTGAAGTAGCTACTCTAACGGAATACCTTTAGCGTCAAGGCCACGCGACTCCGCCAAGCCCTTACCAAACTTCTTCATCGCAGTTGGTACAGACTTAAGGTTACGTCCCACCGAGTTCATCCTAGCAGCCTTACGTGCTGTACTCACTGCACCGGGGAAGTTCTTGATATAGAACGGCGTACCCTTGGAGTCCTTGTTCCATTCCCTGACCATCTGATTGATCGCGTTGCGCTCCTTGGCTGAGTCAGCCTTGATCGCTGCGTCAACGTAAGCAGACTTAATGGCCTGTGCATAATTCCGCGCATCGTTTGTCATTCGGATCACAGCGTACTGGTCCGTTGCCGCCGCCGGATAGAACCCAACGAGTTGTGTTAAGGCATCCAGTATCCCTGCGTCCTTGGCTACGATTTGCCCACGGTTATTGGTGATCGTGCCATCCATCATCATGGTGATACCCCGAGCGTAGTTCTTCAACGCCGAGAAACCTGCGCCCGTCTTGAGTACGTCCGACAGAGATGTGACGTCGTCCTTCAAACCCACACTCTCTGCAACATATTGTGCTAAGGTTGCTCCCGAGACTAGGGCACCCTTCCATGCACCGTAGACAGGTCCGAAGATCGACTCCGTTTCCCTGCCGAGGTCTGCACCAGCCTTGAGCATCCCAGTGCCGGGGATAAGATCACCCATGCTGAAACGTGTTGAGCCAGTGAACCCGAAGGAGTGATCCAGTACACCCCGCGCAACGAGGGCCGAGGAGATGGGCGTGTCCTTGAGGAGCATGGTCATCTCTGCCTCTACCCCTGCCCACTTGAGGCCGAACTTCTGCATTAGCGTGTCGAACAAGTCCCAGATGTCATCCATGAACGGCACACCCTTGAGGCCACTGAGGAGGATAAGCATCCCCACCATCTTGAGCCTATCAGCATGAGATACATTCCGCATCAGTTGGACGGTGATAACTTGGAACTGTTTATACATCCACAGGTACTTGAACACGTTGCCCTGCGCCCACGATGGGCGGTTGAAGCTGTCGTAATTCCCCTGCGAGAAGTTCACCGCATCAGTCGCCCGATCATGTAAGGTCAGCTTATCCACGTTGGTCATCTTATAGCCAGCAGGTTTAGAAGCGAGTAGCCGCTGCTTGTCTAGGCGGTACGAGGCCAGTGCTGTGACACGGCGGTTGTACTGCTCAGACTTGGCGAACATAATCATCCACTTCTCAGCCACCTTGGTGACTGCGCTATCCGCGTGTCCGGATGCAGCAACGTCTGACAACGAGTTGAAGAGGTTAGGTGTGGTCGCCCCCTCCCGTGTCAAGTCACGCATGAACTCAGCTTCCTCAACAGACTCGAAGTATTTCTTCCAAGTTCCGTTGTCGATGAGCTTCTGTATATTCTTTGCACTGCCAGTCATATCAGTGAGGCCGTCCCTGAACAGGGACATATCCTTACCAGCTTTTGTGAGGGCGATGAACGCAGCGTTGTACCCATGCCCCCCACCATAGCCTGTCTTACTGTTCATGGTGGCTAGGTAGTTAGCGGAGTGCGTGATGATAGCTGTCATGTTGACCAGTGCAGGGGCGAGGGAGCCACCGAGGTGGAACAGTGCAGTACCTGACATGGCCCAGCTACCCTGATTAGCAAAGGCTTCGTCGCCAGTGACGGGCGTACCTTGGTGCTTGTGGTATCCCTCAATGATGGCCTTCGCTTTATCGTGGTACTGCTCCCCTTTGTTATGCCCGGCCACCATCTTAACTTCGCCATCACGCGCCATCATCTTAATGTTCTTCTCACCCCCACCCATAGTCGGAGCAGAGGAGATGTGCTGCCACTGGAACGCCGCCATCTTCTGGTAGGCGATATCGGTAGCGGCCTCATTGCCTAGCTTCTTAGTTCGGAGGAACTCTCTCTGCAACTCGTTGAGCCTACCCTCGTCGCCTTTCCAGTTGCCCCGCTCGTTAATCATCAGGCGAGATACCTTGTGTACGTGGCGGTTCTTGGCGGAGATGTGCGCCTGCTGCTCAAGATGTTCTGCTACGCGATGCTGGATGTTGGGGTCATAGCCCGGCGACCAGTTCTTCCGTAGGTTATTACGTGCGGTGCTATGCTCGGAGGCAGTAAGCTGAACCAGCCGTTCCCGATCTGCTGGGTTGAGGTTGACACCAGCACGGACCAGTACGTTAGCCACATCATCATAGCTAATGGAGCCAGACAGGGACGCCCCCTGCTCTGCTGTAGACCACGTTGCACGGAACACAACCTTGGAAGGACTATCTGCTGGGTCTCCCGGCAAGTGCATCTCAACGGCAGGCTGGTCTTTTAATATCTCATGCAGTTCATTGGTCTTAGCCTCTGCCTCGTTCGGGCTGTCCATGCGGGTGTAGAACATCTGCTGCTGGATCGCTTCCGGTAACTCTACGGGGGTAAGCACCTCGTTACCCTGTGCATCCACACTACGGATGAACCCACTCATCTGGACTTGGTACTTGCCGTCCCGCCTGAGAGGGACGTACGCAGACTGGATAGTGTTCTTTGCGTAGAGTTCAGCGTTAGTAACCTGCGTGTCCATCAGATACATATTCTGGATGGCAACGTGTATCTTCGAGGCGGTTGTCTTACGCTTACCTGTATGGTCCTTGACCTTGGCGACAGCCAGCATCTTAGCTACAACGTCTTTCGTAAGGTCATGGTACTCGCCATTGTCTACAGGTTTCTTCTGCCCCTTGACCTTATGCGTACCGGAGCCGGGAGGGTGGAACATACCTATCGTGTCGTTGTCCCGATGCTGTTCCCAGTCCTTAATCTTTTCTTTCGACAGCCCTGCATCAAGCAGGCGAGTGATGTTGTAAGAAAATGCTTTAGCCCGTGCGATAGAGGCAGAGTTCCACTTCATACCAGAGCCTTCGACCACGGCTCCCTCGTTGTACAACTTGGTGTACACCTTGTAGACTTCCTTCAGGACTTCAGTCTCGGTGGCCGCTAGGTTCTGCTCATCCTGTAGCTGCTGGAAGTACGCCTTATGCTCCTCCATCATGCCGTTGACCTTATCAACGTACACATGGGCAGCGATGGTATCAGTGGCTAGCCGCTGCTGTTCCATCAACCGGAACACACGCTTTGAAATTTTATACGGTTTACCCTCGTGGTCCACCAGTGGTTCGTGGCGCATGTCTTTCTTACGGCGACCAACAGGTACTTTGTTACCCTTAGCGTCTTTCTTCGTCTCAGTAGTGACCTTACCACTGTCATCGTAGTAAACATCCTTGCCGTCCTTCTGCTCATAGGCGGGGTTGCCGTTGTTGTCGATGCGTTGGACCCTGAACCCCTTGTTGAGTTCCTCGCGGGACATTTCCGCAGCCTTCCGGTTGGACTTGAACCCGCCCTCATAGTCGATCTTCATCTCACCGTTGACCATAACACCAAGGTCAGCGGCACCTGATAGCTTCGCCTCCGTAACAGCATCAGCCTTCATACGGTTGCGCCAGACAGAAGCGATGGCAGCTTGCCTACGTTCCTCGTCAGTGGGTGCGCGGTTCTCTTCCTTGATGTCACGGCCAATACCCACAGCCCGCATCTTATCCTCTAGGTAACGGCTCTTGTTCGACCACGCCATGATGTCACTGAGGTCACTCTTGAGAGACTCAAGCCTCTGCTTCTGCATGGTCATAATCTTAAACAGTTCACGCAGTGGGCGGCTACGTAGCGCAAGGTTATCAAAACTCTGGATGTTCTCCAGTAGTTTGCCCATAGTCTTACCTGCGTTCTTCAACCTGCTGGCCGCAGTCTTGCCTAGCGCTGCCTTATCTTTGCCACTTATGTCCCGCAAGAACCGCTTAACCCTGCCCGGCATATTCTGGTAGCTGCTACCCTCCGTATTGCGGATAGGCTCGTTGTTGTGGTCGAACTGTGTAGCGCGGGCGCGGCCTGCTAGGTTGTCCATCTGCTTGAACTCACGCATCACCGCGTAGGGTGAAGAGTCCGGTGTCCTGCCCGTGCGCTGGTAGATACGGGAGTGGCGCAGGAAGTAGCGGGTCATGTCATCGTCGAACTTAACCCCCAGCGCATGGAAGAACCGCTTGATAGCATCAGCTATGCGGGCGACGAGGGAGTTGTCCATGTGCGCTGCGGCGTCAGCCAGTGCTTCCTCAGTAGCCTCACGCTTGCCAAGGCCACGCATCTCCATCATCAGGTCAGCTTCTTTGCGTATGTTGCCATCGTTGGCGTACACATCATCGAGTAGCTTATTGAACTTCTCAGTTGGCATGATGGAGCCAAGGCCGAAGTGACCGATTACTTCGTGAGCAATGGTGAAGTTGAGTTGATCCTTGGTAGCGATGTTGTCAGCGAAGATCAGTACGTGCGCCTTACCATCTTTCTTGAACGCATAACCTGCTGCGTTGTTAGGGATGGGCTTCTTATCAGAACGTGATGCAGTAGCTTGAGCATATAGCTCCGGAGCTTTACGCTTGAACTCCGCAACGTTCTTATACACACGGGCCTTGATACTCTTATCGTACAGCCTCGCCATGAACCGCTTGACCAGCAGCTTGGCGGCACCCATAGAGATGGGCTTCGTGATGGGCTTACCTGTCTGGTGGTCAAAGATTTTCGCGTGGCCGTCATCATCGAAGAAGCGATCATTGTTGGCACTGGAGACATCAGCCTCGGATACACCTGCGTCGAATAAGTCCTCCTCGTAGAAGTTGCTCTCCATTTCCTCGACACCTTCGTTGCCAAGGCTGGTGTATTCCTCCTTACGGTTGTCAATTTCCTCAGCAGTCTTGGGCTTAGTCTCAGGGGTGATCTCAGCCTGCACGTTCTCCCCGCCGTGCTTCGTCCAGTCATAGGAGTTGGGCATATGCTCTCGGAGATACGACACGGAGTCCGTCAGCCTTGGGAACACAGGTGTCACATTCTGCTGTGGGTGTGTAACACTACGCAGCGCAGCTTGGAACATACCCTGCTCAATGGTAGCCTGCCATAAGCGGATGTGGCTTAGGAAATTAGGGTCAGATACTTTTCTAGAAGTCTTAGTCAGGATAGTATCTTCTACCCACCCAAGCAGTATCTTCTTGCTCGGCATCGTGTTGTTGTCACTCCACAACAACTCACTGTGCGGTCCAATACCCTGCACCATTTCAAGCGCGGTGTCGTAGGCTTCGGCGTCCTTCTGGTTCGACTCGTTAGGTTTGCCTTTGTTCTTCAAGCCTTCCTTGGGGTTGATTAGTGCGATCTCAAAGATCGTGGACGCAGCATCCTTCCAGACCTGCGTGTTGCTCGGGCCTTCCAAGTCTCGGATAGCATCAGCTACCCGCTCGGGCAGTGGGAGATTTTCCTTCGCAGCCTGTACAACCTGCGCTGCGTCCTCAGCATGACGCCTCGCCGTCTCTTTAACTAGACGAGCTTGCTGTTGTTTTTCCCGCTTAGTCTGTTGCGACTCCGATTTTCTAGCGGGCTTACTTTCGACCTTTGGGCTTTCGGCTTTTGGGTTTGTGTCTTGCTGCCTCTCACTCTTTTCGGCAACTGCGGCTGTGAGCTTGGCCTTTCCTTTTGAAGCTGCGCTAGGACTTTTGGTTTCTCCTTTTTTAAGAACTTTTGCTGGGCTTGGCTCCTTACTCCGGGCTTTGCTTTCGGTTTGTTCTTCATTCGTTACCTCCAGTAAGCGGTCAATAGCCTCAGCCTTTGTGAAACCCAGCCACCTATCTTCTCCCTTGGGAGTAACCTCGTACCAATAGGCTGTGCCGAACTGCTCAGTGTCGCGGTATATATTCGTGGTCTTCCCATCAGAGAACGTGACTGTATGCTCGTTAGTTTCCCGGTTGTGTTTACTAGAGGCTACAGTGACAGGCTCCCTCACTAACTTCTGGGCCTGCGCCGCAGCCTTCGCCTTCGCCTTGGCCTGCTCCTTACCAGCGGCGGCTGCATCAGCCTCTTCCTCGCTAACAAACAGGTCACCTTGGCGCTCATCCTCCATATCCACATAGCCGGGGAACTGCTCATTGATCTGTGCAACAAGCTGGTCGTGCTTCCACTGCGCTGTGTTCGGGGTGTTACCGTCAAGCTGCTTCTTGACGTAGCTCAGCTTCTTACGGGCGGTGTCCTTGGTGCGATAGACGGCGACAACATCATCTGGTACGCCTGCTATGCTACATGCTTTGGCCATCTAAAACTCCTTGTGTGACAACAGTGGTCACGAACGCCAGTATATCTTCATCTTCCTTGAGTAGTCTACCACGTTTCGCTTGCCCCCGGAGGAAGCCACCGGACCGAGGCTGGTCTACGCCGGGAGTACCTTCTAAGAACTCCCATGCCCTACCCCACAGTGCGGCCCAAGAGTCGCCCCACGCGTTAAGCAGCATTACTCAGGCCCCCATTCATCACCGTGCGTACCGGAGCCGCCTACATCAACAGCGTTGACTTTATTAACGTTGGCCGGAAGGTCGCCACCGGAGGTTAGGTTAGGCTGGTTGCCTCTCCAAGCCTCAACGTTGGCGTGACCTATCCCCGGTACAACTACATAACCTTCTGTTGTCATGGCGTTGGGGAGTGCAGGGGTGAATGTAAATGTATTAGTACCGTTATCCCAATCAGTAATAAGGGCTGAATACCCATTATTAGTGCCATTGCATATTACTAGTAACCCCCCGTTCCAACGATCATCTGCATCTGTTACTGCGCTATCGACAAGAGTGGTAGTAGTTCCGCTATCTGATACTCCCGAAAGCCCTTCATTGAGCCAAGTGCTTAATACTGTTGCAGGGTTAATGCTGGTTCCAATACGAGCAACATTTACATCTGGGTAGCCAGCGCCGCCAGCGTCAGATACAGCCGTACCCTTCCAAGCCTCGACGTTGGCGTGGCCCATACCAGCTACTATGGAGAACTTCTCTGTAGTGACTGCATCTGCTAAAGCGGGGAGGAATGTAAGAGTAGTTGTGCCTTGGTCAAAGGTTGTGATGATAGCTGATCTACGATCATTAGTGCCGCTGTTAAAAGATATTATCCCGCCAACAAACGCTCCATCTGCAAAGCCGCTTAATGCACTATCTACTGCCGTTGTAGTAGTTCCACTATCGGCTGTTGACGCTACACCAGCATTAAGCCAAGTTTGTAGAACATTTACATCCCCTTCTTGGCCGTTCATCTCTTGCATATTTACTTTCGGAATACCGGCTGTATCAGGTGCAGGGACCGCCGTACCCTTCCAAGCCTCAACGTTGGCTAGGCCTAGGCCGGGGATGAGGACATAAGTGGAGGTGCCATCTATCGAGCTAGGCATAGCAGGTGCAAATGTGACCGTGTCTGTGCCCGCATCAAAGTCGGTGACAACAGCAGAAAACCCGGCGTTATTTCCGGCTCTAATCTGTAGGAGTGAGCCATTCCAACAGTCATCGGCTTGTGTCAGAACACCCGTGTCTCGCAGCGTTGTTGTTGACCCGCTACTGGCAGTACCACCGACAGATGCTTCATCCAACCATTGTTGAAGTGCCTTGGCTGGTTTATCGCTACTGTTTATTTCGACGGCATCAACTTGCAATTTCTCCGTCCCGCCAGCGTAGCCTGTGCCGTCATACATGGCCTTGAGATTAGCGGCGGCGGTGCTGCTATTACTAACCTTCCCAGCATTAACATCTGGAATACCAGCCGTTGCCGCTTCTACAGCCGTACCCTTCCAAGCCTCAACGTTGGCAAGCCCCATGCCGTGACAAACAACATAGGTTTCCGTAGTCACAGCATTTGGCAGGGCGGGGGTGAATGTAACGGTATCGGTTCCCTGATCGTAGTCGGTGATCAATCGAGTTAAATCGTTGTTGGTTCCTCCGGTAAATTTAATAATCCCCCCAATAGCCGCATCATCCTGCGCCCACGTTATGGCAGCATCGACCATTGTCGTTGTCGTGCCGCTGTCGGCTGTCCCGATCTTACCGTCAAACATCTCGGCAAGCACCCCCGGAGGTGTGCCGTAATTACCTATCTTCTCCACATTAATATCAGGCATACCAGCCGTTGCAGCCGTCACCGCCGTACCCAGCCACTCAGTAACATTCGCACCTTTATCTATCGTGCCGCCAGCGTAGCCAGTCCCATCGTAGTCAGCTTCCATGTTATCAGCGGCTCCGCTATCACCACTAATTTCTCTGGTATCTACCCACAACTTCTCAGTCCCGCCTTGATAACCGGTGCCATCAAACATCAATTCGCAGTTATCAGCGGCTGTAGCATCTCCTGAAATCTGGACTATGTTGGCATTTGTAACCGGCCCTTGGTTGTTCCGCATGATGGCTTGGATAGGCCGACCATCGTGCCACCAGAGCATATCGCCAGTGTCGATGTCGCTGGCTGGCATGGAGTGGGTCACATCGGAAAGTGTCGCAGTCGCGGAGCTATTGGCTGATTGAGTGGACCAAGTTACAGTTAGCACCCCACTTGCGCCAGTTGACTGAGTGGCGGAAACCGAGAACGCATACCAAGTATCAGTAATGTCAGTCATGGTCGCGACAACAGGTGTAATACCCATGCCGCTGAAAGTCATCGCGGGACGGGTAGCAGAGCCATAAGAAGAGTTCTTCTGCATATAGCCAGTAACAGTCACGGCCACACCAGAAGGCGCAGGGATATACCATTCGTAATCTAAGGTTTCAGCCGCCGCCGCTACAGGCTCGGCCCTTAGAGAGTAAGCGGCTGTCTGACCACCAGAGTTTTTAAAGAACGAGCCTTCACTAGTGTGAATTTCTTGGGAGTTCCAATCACCGTTCTTACGCTCAATGTAAAACTTGTTTAGTTTTTGTGCCACCCCGGTAGTACCGTGGAGTAATAAACTGCTGGTATAGTTAAAATTACAATTGGTGAATAAAGCATCTGTGCATCCGTAGAGATACATGTAGATAATGTATTGGCTGGAGCCATCAAACGAATTAAGAATATAACCCATATCACAGTCAACGAACTTCAGCGCTTTATGATTATATGTTTGTATTGCTCGATAACAACTAACGAACTTACAGCGAGTGAAAGTAATGTTCCAACCTTCACCACATAGAAACCCGTAACCACCCATGAACCAGCAGTCATTCCAGTTGGCGTTGACCATGCCATTGCCCCAAGCCGAATACAGACAATAATTTTGTGTGTTGAAAACATGCCAATTGTTGAAGTTCCCACCAGAGATTGATCGACAGTAAACTCCCATATTCACTGTTGTATAAATAGCAAAGTTAGACAGTGTCTTCGGAGTTGTTAATGAGGCAGAGAAGCTATAAAGATCAACTCCAGCATACTGACCTTTGTAAATCGCGACATCTGTCATCGTTGTCCATTCGACGTGGTTTGTACCGTTCCCGTCTATTCTAAACCCCCCATATTCATTACTAGAACCGTCATCACCCATGTACCTAAACTGAGCATGTGAGATAGTCTTATCACCAGCGGTTCCCCCCGCACTTTCGTCAAACCAAGTGTAGCTTTCGTTAGCGTCTGTGTGAGCTTCAAACCCTACATTCTTAGTAAAGTTAGAAATGCGACAACCTATTTCATGGTCGTTAGTCGCGCCCACAGAAATTCCAATTGTGTTGGTAGATACTGAACTAATTACACGCTCTTCATTTTCGGCTTTTGTATTACCGGGAGAGGTAGTGCCGAGAAGGACAATATCACCAACAGCCCAGCCTGTGGCATTAGTAACATCAAAAGACGTGCCAGACGCTGCTAGCCTTGTAGTTAAGTCAGTATTAGTAGTCTTGACAGTCCCCCACATGTGGAACTTGGAACCATTTATGAGTGTCTTGAACCCCCACTTCCCATCAGCCATAGACGCAGAAAAGTTAAGTCTAATCTTGTGAGTGTAGCTTGCTGAGATAACGTCACCGGCTTTGCCGTAATCCAGTTCGCCGCCAGCTTCAATAACCATCTCACCTTTGCATGTAAGTTCTGACGAGGCCGAGTGGCTGGCCTTGATAATGCCGCCAGACTTCACATTAATACCTGTGCTAGTATCGTCGCCCCAAACATGGGTTCCGGTCATGGTCACTGTATGACCATTGAGGATGTTGACCTTGTCGCCGTCAACAGGGATGGCTCCACCGGCCCAAGTTCCTGTAGCGTTAGAGTTGCCAGAAGTCGTTGTTGAAATTGTCGCCATGGTTAGTTACTTCAGTCTTCTACGCGTACGTATACGTCGATGGAGGTTCCAGAGGAGTACGCTGTACCTGCCGATACGATGCGGGCCCTAACATGGGAGCCGATGATACCTGAGATAGCCGTATCGTCAGTTAGTGCATCAACTGTTTCGACGTAATCAGCCACGATGGCTGTCTCTTCACGCACCTTAAGGATTTTACGTGCCGCCGCAGTGGTGAAGTGGAAAGCCATGACGTCGAACCAAACTTGAGGTTTACTGCCGACAGTCGTGCTGCCGCTGAAGTCCATGCTGGTCTGGATATACACATCAATCGTGCCACCAGCCCCGCCATCAACGAAGACGCACTCAGCAGTGAGCCCCCTCGTGCTGTCGGGAAGCTTATGAACTTTACCGCGTGTAGCGACAGCCTGGTTAGCAGTGATCGCATGGGAGTTAACAAGGTGTTGGATATAGGCCATGATACGTTCCTTATTTTGCCTTTGCTGTGATTGTGTGGATCAGGTTGTTGCCGTCCCGCTTAACCGTAAACTCCCACTCCTTGGGAGACTCAGCAGTAGGACTACCGGGCTGAGCCTTAATCGCATCCACCAACAGCTTCAACGCTGCGGTATTATCTTCCGAAAATTTATTCATGTCTATGTTAACCACAGGAGCCACGCCCTCAGCCTGCTTAACCTCGACCTTAACCTCTTGGGGCTTAGGCTTGGCAGTACCCGGACGCTTGAGTTGTGGCTTCGGCTTAGGGCGAAGCTCTTCAATACTTACAGTACGCATCACTTACCCTTCAGACAGTGAGCCAGCCGGTTAAGCGCTCTGATCCCGACACGGGACTCTTCGTACACTTCAGCTACAGGAGCGAGGCGGTCTACTATTTGGCCAGTTGAGTTGCCATTCTCATCTAATACATCGTGTCCCACCATAATCATAGGCTCGTTAGTAGAGCGCTTGAGCTTACCATCGGCACCTTCCGTCAACACCAGTGGACCCTTATTACCACCGCTGGGGAGGGGCTGCGGCTTAACCCACGCTGGCTGAGGTAGTGGAAGTTGTTCCTGTAAGCGTATATCACCCTGCTGCTGGTCAACGAGCGCAGCGTCAGCCTCAGCGAACTGCTGGTCTTGCACGGTAGTGTTGCCGAAGTTCTCAGCCGGGGGTGTATTCGGGTCAAGCGCCAGTGAGTCCAGTGCGAAGGGGGTAGCTGTAAGGTCAGGCTGTGCGATGGGTACTTGGCCGGGGTCGCGCTGAGTATTATCGACAGGCGGTACATCTATTACCTCGGGGGTAACAACAGGGTCACTTGTAATCTGTGCAGCTTGGTTAGCGTCCTGCACTACATCAGGTACAACACCAACGGGGAGTTGGTATCCACGGGTATCGTCTGGGCTTTCTAGCAAAGGTACTGGCCCCGGACCCTCAAGCTCATTACCGAGATCACCCATCTCACGCTGATCTTCAATAGCGAGGCGTTCTTCCTGTTCAATAGTGTTACCAAGGTTGCCCATATCCTCAGCCTCACGCTGGTCTGTGATACCTAAGCGTTCTTCCTGCTCGATACCAAGTAGATCATGCTCTTCTTCATCAAGGTCACGGGCCACACGTTCTTTCGGGCCACGGCGAAGGACTGACGCACCACCACTCACAGCACCACCGACACCTGCACCCGCAGCGAAGGAGTTAATCAGACGGTGGATGCCTTCCTTAGAGTTGATATCGACTTCATCGTTCTGGCTAAGCAGTAGGCTCTCTTGGCCCGCTTCAGTAAGACCCTCACCTACAGCACCAAGACCTATAGCGCCTGCGGTCTGCTTACCACGGCGCAGCTTGTTGCCCCTCCAAGGAACCTTGGCTCCCTTAGCGAAGTAGCCGAAGCCCACCAACTCAGGCAGGGACTCCATAATGGCGTAGGGTACAGCTAGCCCAAGGGCTGCTGCACGGTTGGGTGTACCGCTATCAAGCTGCTCGCCGTAGATGTCGGCTGCGCCTATACCGTAGTTGCTTGCGCCTGTGGCTAGGGCTGCACCGCCCACCTTGGCAGCAGTCTTGTCAAAACCTCCAGCAATGTCCTTGGCTGCGCCCTTCATGTTAAAGGCATACGCCCCGGATGCAGCCTCACGCAGGGCTTTCATCTCCGTGGGGTCAAGCGGCTCACCCCGTAGTTTCTTCCTAGCAGTTTCAATCAGCGCCTTCTTAACCGCACCCTTGGAACCGAGCGTCATCATCATGCCGCCGATAGCGGTGAACGGGTTACCACCAGCCATAGCACCGACACCTGCGCCAGCGATAGCAGCGAGGGCAGACTCGATGAGGTTTGGCCCTTGCTGTGCTAGGTTAGCGACGAACCAGCCAATAGGATCAGACGCTGCGTCCTCTGTGAACGTGCGTTGGTAGGGCTGGTTGAACCGTAAGTCCTCAACCTGTTGCTCAACGATTGCCTTCCCGGTCTCCTCAGCGCCAGCCAACTGCAGGCCGTAGCCGCCCAGAAGCTGAAGGTTATCGACACCGATACCGAAATTCTTCTTGGCCAAACGGCCAAGGGTAGGGTCCATGATCTGCTTGAGGTAGCCCTTATACTCATCCGGACCCACGACACGGTAGCCAGCGGGCATTGCCCGCTCTGGGCCTTTCAGCGCCTCTTGAGACTCGACAGCAGATTGGTGGTCATCCGTATGAAACTCCTTACCGTTGACCCACCACATATCACCACTAACGCCAACAGTATTAACCGTAGGCGGAGCTAGCGGAGCAGGACCGTAATCCGCAGGGTTGGGCAAGTTTATATTACCACCCTGCCTATCATGATCGTACGCCGCATCAGGATCATATGTGGCGTCGAACGGTATACCTGTGTTGTAACCTAGGGCCATACTAATATCCTATTGAACATCCAGTAAGTACGCTTCGTTGCCACCGCCTTGAGAGATAGGCTTCCATACCGGACGCTCTACACCGTCCTTACCCTCCTCAATCTCAAGAACGAAGGTGCCTCGCGGGGTCTCTTTGAACATCTGCTCTAACCCCTTGATGATGCCCATCTTCTTCAGCCTCTCACCCATTAGTTTATACCTGCCAATAACCTCATCACTAGCCATCTTCAAGTGACCCTTGAGGATTTCCATATCTGTCTTAGCCTTGCCAGCAGCAGCGGCTTGCTTAAGGCCATCGTGGATGAGTTTGGAAGAGCGCCTGCGCTGCTCTGAAACTATCTGCTTCCTAGTCCATCGCTGGTCTAATAGCTTCCCATCCACACGCATATACCACGTATCCTCAGAGGCTCGGCCAATCTGGATGTCCCGACCCTGCTGAGTAGATAATATTTGGCTTAGCATAAGGGGGTCATCGCTAATCTCGAACCGGTCAATGGCCTGTTGCGTGGCGAGGTTTGTGATAAGCACTTCGTTCGCGTGGTACTGGCCGCGTAGCTCTAGCGCTTTGCCTGTATCATATATATTGGCGGCGATCTGATCCCGCAACATGAGCCTCTGCTGCTGTAGCCCGCGCATCTCCTGCTGACGTACTGCAAAGGGCATGGGGCCGGGAGCTTTAATCTTGTTCAGGGGCTTAGTGGCGACCTGCTCTGCCGCAGTTGTCGCACCTTCTTTTAAGCCGGGGCGGGGAGCAATCTTGCGGGTAGCACCAGTATTGTCTTTGATAGTCGTCTCGACAGAACCGGGGGTTATACCGCCTATCACTGTAGGGGGGTTAGTGATAGCGAGTGCAGGTTGGCCCATCTGCTTAGCGATCTTGTTCACGTACTTAAACGTTTCTTCGGGTAGCGCAGCAGGGTCAGCACCGTACTTCATCCACGCATCAGCCTTCTTTGGCCCCCAGTTGTAAGCGACCAAGGCTGCGTTCAAGTCCCCACTGTACCGGTTCATCATGGCGTCTAGGTAATCTGAGCCAAACCGAAAGTTCTCCTCGGGGGTGGTGTTGCGTAGCGGGGTGACACCAAAGCCGGGCTTCTTACCAGTCTTGGGCATGATCTGCATCAGCCCATTAGCACCTTTTGCGCTAACTGCATTAGGGCTGCCCCCACTCTCGGCACCCATCACAATCGAATAGAGGTCATGCATCTGCCCGCTGCCCGGCGCAATCGTAGTGTGGGGTACAGGCTTCCAATCCGTAACAGCCTGATCCTCAGCCACAGCAAGAGCCGCTGCCCTCTTATTTGCGTACTTGGTATAAAACTTACTGATCCCATCAGGGTCGTCAGTCATTAACGTCCAGTCTTCGGGGTGTGCGTTCACCGCAGCTAAGCCCTCATCAGAGTCGAACCAGTCACGTATCTCCCCGCGCTTGTCGTACAGGGCACGTTGCGCTGGGTCTCCTGTAAAGGGGCGCATCAACGGCTCAAAGAACCCGTTAAACCTAGACTGTAAGCGAGCAGCCCCTGTTACCCCCTCAGCAGTCTTCTTCGTAAACCACTGTGAAATAGGCGATTGGTTCTGGCTAACCTGCGGTAGATTAGGCTGTGCTGCATTAGGCTGCTGTGTACCCGCAAGATCAAGGCCCGGCGCTGCGGGCTGTGGGAGGGCTGCGGATTGTTTCTGCGCCTCTGCTTGCCTTTGCTCCTCTAACCGCTTCTGCGCCTCTGCCTGTGCCTGCTGCTGAGCGGCTAGCCTCTGTGCATTGGACTGCTCACCCAAACCGGGGGCGGGAGCGCCATTACCGGACGGGGCTTGTTGAGTACGAAGCCCTTGGCTGAGGACATCACGTTGATTGTTACGCTGGTTCTGCAAATTCACGTATCGCTGGTAGTCTAACGATCCTTGAAGAGCAGCGCTCCGCTGTGCTGGGCTAGTTGTGAAGGCCATTACTACTCTCCTGTTGCCTCTTTACGTTTTTTCTCACGTTCCGCGGCACTATCCACAGAGAAGATGTCTGCTGCCAGTGGCTCAAGGATACCAGCGTAGTCGTTATATTCTTTCTCACTGCGTTTATAGCGGAGGTCAGCGGCCTTCAGGTCACCCGCTATGTTACCTGCATACCCCGCACCAGTGGGGGCGGAGGACTGCGCAGCTTGCATATAATGTAAGCGTTTAGATTCTGCTTCCTGACGACCACGATCAAACCCGCTCAAACGAGACTTCTGTAGGGCATTACGCTGCACCTGCGCTGCTCGTTGGCCGGTAGCACTCGGGCGGATGTTACGTAGCCCAGCTTGTTGTGCGCGGTTGAGCCTGTTCTGCTCCTCGGTAAGAGCCTGCTGACCGTAATATTCCGGGTTAGTGCTGGCGGCTTGCTGCAAGTAGGAGTCAGAGACTGCCTGCTTCTTCGCAAGCTGCCCCTTCTGGAAGGCCCGTGCCTGCTCAAGGTCAGCCATCCGGGCTTTCTCCTCGTTGGTCATGTTGGGTTCGCCAACCATCGCGTTGCCAACGCCCGTCGTGATAGCCTGCCCTGCTACCTGCTGGAGAGCCTCAGAGGACATTAACTTATTGGGGAGGTCACCGATAAAGTTGGCAGCCTTATCAATGAAGGTGGGCGATATGGTGGAAGGCAACCCTACAGAACCGACCCCCATAGGGTTGCCCGGACCCATAAACGCATTAGCCTCAGCGCCAGAAATAGCGCCACCTGAAAGAGTAGATCCTGCGTCTGATCCTACGCTTGTGGCTGGCTGGATGAAGGTGTTACCAGCCGAATCGGTTACAAGTTTTGGCGGCCCCAGACCTGCGGGAGACACCGGCGACGTCACCGGTAGGGTGGAAGGCAACCCTACAGAACCGCCACCGCCCGGACCCATAAACGCATTAGCCTCAGCGCCAGAAATAGCGCCACCAGCAGTCCCTGCCTCCGCGAACCCGCTGATACCACCACTGATAGCACCGCCGATAGCACCCATGGCGACGTTGCCGCCAGTGATAGCAGCGAGGCCAGCGCCCAATGCACCCCCCACAATCGCGGAGCCGATGGTCATGGCCGTAGCGGAGAGGGCTGTAGCAGATGCGGCGATACCCATCGATACCATCATGGAACTAGCAATTATGGGGGCTGCGAAGGGTATAGCAATGGCGGCCACGATACCGATAATAGCACCAATACCACCTTTGTGTTGCGTGGGGGTGAGGGCAGTGGACGCCATCAACTGGGACCGTAGGGGTGGGACGTACACAATGTTCATATCACATCTCCGTCAGGTCCAGTCGGACCGTTTCATAAATCTTGTTAAAGCCGTACCGCTTAAGGATACGGGCCATTGCGGGGGAAACAGAAGCCTGCATAGTCCGGACACCATTCATAAATGCCCAGCTACATACGTGCTTCCAGAACCTACTCTTGAGTAGATCAAGCTCCCGCCCGCCAAGTGCAGCGATGTTTAGCACTGTGAACTGTGGGTATGCTTGCGTCTCTAATATAAGGGCCAAAGCTACATCAGGTAGCTCCCCCTCGTCATTCTTAGCAATAAGGGCGTACATACGCCCAGCCTTGATGCCTTCGTAGATGTCGTCCATTGTCATCTCGCCGTGCATAGCCTTGTCCACACAACGCTGAAGAACCGCAGCAGTCTGCGGCCAATAGACGTCCAGTATCTCTACAGTGGAGAGCAGCAGCGGCTCGTACCCCTCAAGGGTATCAACCTCTACGGTAGGCTCCACGAGTTTAAGCGCTGGCTTTTTCATCTTGCCCGATCATCTTATCAAAAAAGTCGGTGCCCTTCTTTAGCACAACACCCTCTGGAATGACATACTCGCCTTTGTGCGCGTTGATAGCGACACTGCCGTCAGCGTTGTTGCTCTTAGGAACTTCCCCGCCTGTACGCATAGTGGTTTGTGGAGGTTGACTCTGAGACTGCGGAGCAGAAGCTGCCCCGGCCTGCCCGGACAGGACGACCTTCGCTGCCATCAGAATGGTGAACACAAGCCCCTGATCGTACTCTTGGGGTAAGTCTTGCTCGTCGGCTAGCCCCTGCTGAATAGCGAACTGACGTAGCTGAGGCCAGAGTGAGGGGTTCTGCGCGGCAGCAGTGGCAAGCTGTACAGCCATGTTAATCTCTTGGGGGGTAACTTCCCCTGCCTGCATAAGCTGTTGAATGGCCTTTTTCATCTGCATAACCTTCTCAGGGTTATTCTGCGCCATGCGCTGCATCTCTGCCTCCATCTGAGGCATTGGCATCGGACCCTGCTGTTGCGCACCTTGAGGTGCAAGCCCTGCAACTTGTTGTGGACCGCCTGCCGATACGACCCCGCCGTCAGCGTAGGAAGGGTTCATCCTATAATCCATCGTGGGGCCGGATGTATTGCCGGGTGCGCCCTGCTGTAAGACACCGGGATCGACGGTGTCGAACGAGGGATCAGTAGCGATCCGAAGAAGCTCTTCAACTTTTGACATGGTGTTATCTCCTTGTGCGGTAACTAATCCGCCTTTTGCGTAAGAGGCTGGGGGTGACATAGATGCGTACTGCTGCGCACCGACAGGCGGTACGTATGGGCCACTATCCCCAACGCCATCATCAAGCCCACCTGTGGATAGGCCGCCTGTGGATAGGCCGCCTGTGGTAGTGTCCAGTCCAGCTTCATCGGCTAGCCCAGATAGTTTGTCCCCTATATCGGTGGTTTGGCTACTGATTGTATCTGCCAAGCCCTTATCAACCACGTCCTCCGCGAAATTAGCGACTAACCCAGGGTCAGCAGTGAGGCCACCTGTGTTGACCCCCACAGTGGGGCCGAAAGGGCCTATACCCGGTAAGCCAAAGGACACACCGGGCGCATTAGAATTCGGGCCAATCATAGACTTACCGTCGAAATCAGGGTTAACAACACCCGTCGTCATAAAGCTAACAGCAGTCTCAGCTAAAGAGGAGAGGGCATTGAGTAGGCCGTAGTCATCCGCCGGTGCTGAGGTCGGCATCCCAGCGAAATAAGCTATCTGCGTTTCCATGTCCATTGCAGAGCCTGCATCGTCTTCGCCGCTAGTTCCAGCATCAGCATCCGCGCTAGCAGAGTCCCCATCTGGATCACCTGCATCATCCCCGGGGTCATAGAAGGATATGATATTCTTATTACCCTCACCCTTGAGGAAGTTCCTCTTACCTTCAATGCCTAGAGCCTTGCGGACATCATTAACTGTGTTCTCTGTCAGGGCGTTAGTCGTAAGAGTCTTTAACTCACTCTTGGTCACAGCTATCTTGGCTCCCGACTTAAGTATTAATACTTCCTCGGGGCCTCCAGCCTTAGTCGTTACCCTCTTGGGGGTACGCTTAAACGTGTTGGGGGCAACAGCCATTACTTCTTCCTCTTGTGGTTCTTCTTACGGCCCATCATCGTCATCGCCAGCGCCATTAGACGCCATACTCTACACCCCCGTCATGTTTCGGATAAGTAGGTCGAGAGACTGCCGAGTCCGAAACAAATCATTGGCTAACAGCTGCACATCATTACGGAGATCAATGAAGGCGTTGAGGGGCGCGGCTGTGGCTAGCGAAGCCGGAGTAGTGTTATGGCTAGTGTTTACGCTGCCCATAAGCTGGTTCCCAACCTGATTAACGCTAATATCGCCCCTCACGATTGCCATACTTGCAAAATCGGCCTCCCCTCGAGTCCCCGTAAGAAGCTCTACGTTCTCCTTAATAGCACTAAACAGGATAGCTTGCCAGTCAAGAAGTGTATCCGGAATCTCGGGAGTTGCTACATGCCTACGTACCATTATGCTTTCCTCAACCCATCTGGAGTTTCCCCAATGTGGATCGCCCTTACTCTCGCGGAGCTAGAGACAGACACTTCAAAAGTATCTGACTTATACCCCGCTGGGCAACGGAAGATGCTATCACTGGTGATTACCTCAGTGTAAACCAGCGTCTTATTCTGCCACAATTTAAACACAAGAGAGTACGTGGACGGCGCGGTGCGCGTGGATCTGACCATTGCATTAAGCCCACTCGGGCCATTCACCAGCCCAGTATTAAACGAGCCAAAGTTATTAACGTCCACCCCACCAGTATCGACGTAGTCAGTAGGGCCGTTAATGCCGCCAAGCTGCTCACTGTCAGCCCATACAAGGGTGTTATATGCAACGATGCCATCGTTGTACGTGGTGTACGCTGTAATATCTTCAGCGGTTGCGGTGTAATCAGCGACCACGCGGGCAGCGCCCACGTTGATATAGTCTTTGGTAACGATGGTCTTTGACTTCCACTCCATGGGGCGTAGGGGCCAAGTGGAGCTTCCCCACTGGGTAACGTTACCAAGTGTGTCACTGGCTGTGTAGAGCGCATTGGTGGATACGTCAGTCCATGCACTGTTGAACTGGTGCCCGGCGGTTGTGTAGTACCCGCCTACCTTCTCGTCACGCTCAAAGAGGAACGACCCACCTGTGTAAGACCCAAAATACTTATCATCGAAGAAATGCCCAACAATGGTGGTGGGGTCAATGTCGTCGTCCCACGTATCCCAGTCATGGATATACTCAGTCGCAAGGGACAGCCCCTTTAGGTTCCACAAAGCTAGGCCACCGTACGTAGCGAAGATAACGCCATACCCCATGTTAACCACTGACCGCTTAGAGAGGCACGGATACGGGGTGTCAATACGGGAGATACTTAACGTCAGTGGGTCATTACCTGCTACGCGGTAAGCGTATTTGCTAGTTAAAACGATCAGAAAGCCGCCGACAGTCTCGATGTCTACGATGTCGTACTCAAACGTAATGCGGTACGCCAAGGGCCAAGCCCAAGGCTTGGCTGGCTCAGCGAAGCACAACTGGTTGTCGAAGAACCCGGCAACCATATTGTTCTGCGCCAGCGTAAGGCCAATCATGTCAGCGTGAGGCTCATCGTAATCGTCTGAGAGCAGAATATCCACCAGATTAAGGAAGTCAAAGTCGTCCAAGTAGCTGTCGTTGGTGATAATGCCTGTCGTATCAGCCGCGCTGGTGTCGTCGCGTTGGCAACGACCAGTGGTATCGGCTTTAGTGCCTACGTCGTCAGCAGTCTGGGCATAGGTGAAGTGGGTGGTGTCGGTGACAGTTATCGACTCATCTTCACTGTCAAAGGTCGAGTCCGTCATAAGTTTCATCGTGACTACGTCACTGGTAGAGAAACCATGCACAGCCGCTGTGGTTACAGTCACCACGTTGGAGGTACGCGCAACCGTAGACACAGCTACCCCGCCAAGCGAAGTATAGGTGAGCGTCGTCGTGCTAGGCACCGTAGCGATACTTACCGCTGTAGACTCGTCGTATGTAGCGTCAGCCATACCAGATACAGTGATCTTCTGGTTAACCAGCAGCCCGTGTACTGCCGCTGTGGTTAACTGGACTACGCTGGTGTTACGTTCAACTAAGGTTGGCTCGATGCTATCATCGCCGTAATAGCGGGCGGTATCAGCCGGAAGCTCAGCAACATTATGGTACATGGTAGCCGTAGCTTCAGCCTTCTCGGTAATGTCGCCCGCCGTCTGGGCATAGGTAATAGTCAGATCATCGGGTACTGAGAGGACCACACCATCAATGATGTCAAACGTCGAGTCGGCACTCTTAGCAATTTTGAACTTATCATCCACGATGAGGTTGTGGTGACTAGCGAAGACCATGGTAACAACATTGCTCGCAAGCGCACCAGTTGAGCCTAAAACGGGGAACCATAGCGTGGACAGGTGGTAGAACTCAGTGCCTGACGCCGAGCTTAGTGTTCGGTAGAGCTTCATACCACTAATAAAGTTATCACCTGCTGGCGCAGCAGTAGGTAGCCCACTTACAGTAACCTGCTGCCCCTCCTTGATGAAGAGCGTGGTAGATGGAACAGCACCTACACTCTCCTCATCCCACGGAGTGTACCAAGTGTAGGTGTAGTCACGAGTGATGGTGCCACCTGCGAGATCGACCCGCCCGTTGGTGTCAGCCGCCAAAGCCTCTGTATCCCCGGCGTTATAATACTCAAACGTGGTGTCACTGGTGACAGTGATCCGTGTATTAATCACGTTGAAGTCCACGGCGGGGTCACCGGTGAACGCACGGACTGTAACGATGTTGCCATCACGCAGGCCATGGGCACTACTGAAAGTTAGAATAGCTGTGTTGCCTGGGTCTCGCTCGTACGAGGCCGTCGTCAACGCGGAGAATGATGCGGCGGACGTTGTGGGAGTTACTGTGGGCAGGGGGAGGCCAAGGTTGTAAAATGTGTTGGATGTGCCGGGATATGGTTCAGAACCTGTTGTAGCCAGTGCGTAGTTTGATACCTTGGGCACACCGTCGCCTGTATAGTAAAACCGCTGCTCGTCATCGGACGAGTCAGACACAGTAATAATGTCCACATCGGTCAACCATGTGAGCCATTCGAGGGAGCTAGCGGGGGTGGCCCGTAGGGCATATAGGGTCTTCAGCGTACCTAGCCTAGGAACGCTGTCGATAACCGCAGGCTCACTATACGGGATAAGATCACCAGAATATAGCTGTAGGTTATAGGCGGTCTGCCCTGCACCATCGGGGAGTAGCTCCGATGATACTTTCGGGGCGGTGCCTAAAAACTTCTTTAGTTTAATAGCGGCCATGGTGTTACTCCGACCCCGTAAACCCTAGAAACTAGTTAGTAACTTAACACAGTATCCTATAAGGACGCCGGTTCCGAACACAAAACTAGCCGCAAAAGGCTTCGATTTCGCAACGAATTTAATATTAGATTTTAGTGTTTTCCAAGTCACAGCAATCTCCTTTTATTTCTTAGACCTCATGGCCCTATCCCCGAACCACCATAGCACGGATGACGAACACATGTATATCACAGATGCCTCAATCGTCGCTCTACCGGCTGGGATGGCCTTAAAATACAAGATGCCTACTAAAACAATGAGAGAAAATGTAAGCACAGGGCGCACCAAGCGTAAACAGTCAGTGACCCAGCCAGAACTTGTACCACCCATAGAGTCGTGGCTGTAGGACGCCACACGAGAATCGGCATCAATCTTTGCTTGGGCGATTTCCATCTCCCTTTCGCTCTCCTCTGCGCCGATTTTATTCTGTAGCTCAAGGAGTTCAAGTGTTCTTCCATGTTCACTATCCGCAGCCTTTTCCTTTTGCCACGCATCAAGGAAACTGAAGGCTTTGCCAATGACGCTACCGATAACACCAGTTAAACCGCCAGTCATAACGGTCCCTAAAAGATCAAACATCTAATTTCTCCTTCCCCAAAAACGAGGCCGTCCAAGGTCGATATGTAGGAAGGTTCGATAGTAACCAAACCCTGTAAACCCTACTTCTTTTGCAAGCCGTTCCATCTGTTTTTTGTCCTGTCCAACTATCGATAAATCTACTGCTACAGCTTTGAGATGAGAGCTAAACGGTGCGCCGCCCACTTTAGCATTGTGGTAGGGAGAACGATAAGCACTGAGTACAGTAAGAGGACTGCCAAAACGCCCGCGCAAAAGATCAAGGTAACCAAGCAATCGAGGTTCAACTGTAAGTTTTCCCGTACCACGACACGCCATCTCTTTAGGCTTGAAATGCTCCCAAGGCCATGCTGTGTGTGTGCGTGGAACCTGTGTCCAATGGTCATAAATCACCAGCGTCATAGTGGAAATGTAAGGCCAAAAAAGAGAGCATGGCCGACACCCGTCACGGTTAAAATAAAAGTGATCATTTTCACCCCTTCGGCCCCTTTACGCAAATGGCCTCACCGTCCAGAGCATTCAAGAGTTTGCAGTCCATGTCCACGGACGACGAAAGTATAACGTCTGACGTAGTAGAGTCACCTACAGCCATTTGGTTCACGTCATAGCCCAACCGTGCGTAATTTAGCCACGCCAGCGGGGTTGGCAGAAAGGCACAGCCAGAGATTAATAAGACAACCATCATCAGCAATAATTTTTCTGTCATTAGATCTTCTCCCCCGGTGGTGCATTAACCTTGTAGTTTTCGCCCCAAATCAAGACGCAAGTAAGTCCTTCTTGTGAAGTCGTAGTCACCGTCCATGAGCCAGCTTTAGAAGTGAACAGCATCATTATAAGCGGAATGTTTGCGGCTTGAAGAACACCTGACGCCGTTAATTTTTCGCCGTATTCCTGAGATAGCAACGGCCCCAGAATTCTGGTCGGCATACATTGATTTGGCTTTAGCGTTATAATATTGCCGATAACAGGTGTGGGCAAATCGGCATCAGCCGCTGCGCAACCTGTTATCAGTAACATAAGAACCGGAATCAGTTTGAACATTATCACTTCTTATCTGTACGATCTGTGTTCCAAAGCTTAAATAACTCGATAAGTTTAAGCTCCATCGTCTTAATTTTCTCATGATGTGCGCCAATCGCCAGTACCACTAGGATCGCAAACGTAATAATCGGCCACCATTTCAGTATCTCATCCATTTTTGTTCCATTGCTCACGGATTTTATAACTCACGAGAAACAGGCCAGCCGCCACCAACAGACCATTTCCGAACAGAATGAACAGGCTGGTATACTCAGTTATGAGCTGCAAAGTCACGCCACCGCCGCCTATGCCAATACTAATTTTCCCGGCGGTTTCAGCCGACATTTCTTGCACGATGTCTGTAACTTTATTCATGACAGTTCTACCTCGCCCGTGCTTGGCTAACACCGTCGCCGCCGAATGGCCAGTGAGCGAAGGAACAGTACACCATGTTAAAACCAGAGCCGTTGATTGTATTATCAGCATCCCTGATCTTGAACCCGTTGGCGAGATAATCCATCTCCCTTGCGGTGTCCAAGAGTTGGCCGTCTACAAGGTCCGAACCACTTGTAGTGTTACCTCCTCCGCTGTGGCCTGACCACTCACTCGGCGTAATGACAGGTTGGTGAGCAGAACCGTCCCGCCTCTTAGTTAATACAAAACGAGGACGGTAATTTGTAAATACGAAGGGGCCAACGGGGTTGCCGTTGCCGACATAACTCCCGAAGGAACTGAAGCCGGGGACTTCCGCAAAGACGTAAGCGATTATCGTGTCGCCGTCGCCGTTGGTCAGGTTACTGGCCCCGACTTTAAAGTTGGCACTTGTAGGAGCATAATCGAACCACACGGTATCGTCATCCGCTTCTCCCGTAGCACCTAACTCCAAACGGAAGTTCTCTGGAGTTGTACCACCATTTAAGCTCTGATGGTACATTGTGGTATTAACGCTGTCGGTGACATTCCTAGCCCAGATGCAAGCAGGGGCTACACCGAGGTTATGTGTGATGGTCTTTTCTGCGGCTGTTCCTGTCCACGTTATAATCTCAAAGCCGGGGAGTGTTCCTTCCACCCAAGCGTTTAGACTACATAGGGTAGACAACCGGTTGTAATCCACCGCTGTCCCAAGAGTTACGCCAGAACTATCAAATGATTTAAGTCCTTGGGCCACAGTGGACGCCGCCTCATCCTCACCAAAGGCAAATTCCTTTGTTGCCCCTCTGGTGGTGTCGATCATGTTGTGATCCATAGAAGAGGTTTCAGTTTCCCGACAAATAACAAGGTCAGGAGAGAAAGCCGCGCCACCACCATCCGTCAGCGTCCTTGCCAACTCCGCACCTGTACCGGTGAAGTTTTCCTCTTGGTAATATTTGCTTGGGTCAGGTACGTCAGGTGCAGCCATACTTGCGGTGTAAAGGCGCTTTGCGCCTGTTGGGGGAGTACGCACAAAGGGTTGTTGACCAAAATTAATAGCCAAAGTAGACCCTGTGTTTCTATCCTGTAGCACGGGGGCAACTAGCCCTGTAATTCCTGTGGCAAGGTTCCCTTGAGAAATGCCTTGATTAAACATTTCAAGCGTTCCAGCTTTGAGAAAGACGCCAATGACTTCGCTCGTTGTCCAAGCATCGCCATAAGTTGTTTGCGCGGCGGCGGCAATCTTATCTCCGTTATGAATATACACGTATAAACCTGTGAGTGGGCTATCTGTGCTTATATCGGCATCAGCAGTAGCCACTCCGCATCTGGTATTACTCGTACTAACGGCGCTGGGTATGACCTCCCAATAATACCCATCAGCATCGTTGGCATCAAAAAACTGTGTCCCTCGTATGCCGTCATCGTTGCCGAGTACCACTTGTAGATTTCCGTTTGAAAGGGTAATTCCTCCGGCAAAATCCAAGGGATTAAGGGTACAGTAATTCCCCACCCCATTATCAGCATCATCCGTGGGGCTGTCGGTTACTTGGTCGTTGGTGGCGAGGCCGCTGTCTTCAAATTCCTCGAAGCGTTCCTTGGTGCTTGCGTAAAGGGTGTCGAGGTTGGCTTTGGTTATAGCAGTTCCCCCCTCCCAAATCATCATCCCTGCCATCTTAGCCGTACTCTGTAAAAACCCGCCACCTGTCCTAGCCCCAAGTATCATCGGGCTTGCGGCAGCACTAGAAGATGGGGTCGAGTAAGTAGCGGTAAACGTGTCTGCGGAACTGACTTGCGAGTAGTCTCCGTTTACATAGAAGAAACCGCCACCTGCACCTGTTGCTTCGTCTATCGAAATGGCTATAAAATTCCACGCTCCGGTAGTTAAGGCCGTGTCTGCTGTAACAGTAAGAGCGTTCCCCGACCCATGTCTTGCGGCAAAGACGGGGTTCTCCGTGCCGTTGCTATAGAAGTAAATACCAGTAAAGAACCCAGAACCCGTTGTTGAAACATAATACTGCTCGGCTGCTGATGCAGGTATCCACACCCATGCTGCTATAGTGAATAGCGCGTTATCTTGGTGGAGGTTGTCCATCCACCCTTCTGTGGTGGTGTCGTATTTAAATAAATCTCCACCATCAAACGACATATATTCAGAAAGGCTTAACCCACCAGCCGCGCCGTTAAATGTTGGGTCATCCGTAGAAGCCCCGGCGTCTGCACCAAAGAAGAAGTCATACCCACCACCAGACTGATCCAGCCAGCTTGTACCGCTAGTGTAAGACGCGCTATCTCCAGCATCCAAGCAGAGTTTTAGATCAGTGGTCAGACTGGCATCGGTAATATCTTGCAGGAAGTCTTGCTCCGTTGAACTACGAAGGTTTGTCTGAATGTCATACCCAAAGTGCGAACTATCCGCGTAGTCGAGGTGGAAGCCGTTTGTGCCGTAGGTTTCATCGACAGGGCCGAAGGAAACAACATTAAAGGCCCACTGGCTATCTCCTGTCGCGGTTCTAGTGGCTGTTACAGTTAAGCCTGTTTGCTTGGCCGAGAAGGCATCTGAAGCACCGGAAACCGACATTCTGCCGCTGTCTACCTCGGCATCATATCTTTCAGTAAGACCCGTCCACACCGTAGTAGGTGAGCCAGATGCATTGGCCTTCATTTCAGAAGCTATTATAACACCACCAGCGGGGCAATCTATAGTACCTGTACCGGGGTTAGTACTATTATTAACAATAACGTCATAAGGAGAACTAGAAACACCCTCCAAAGCCCAAACACCAATTCCTACGCCATAGGTTCCCAACCCGCCGGAAGTAAATGTAATAACAATGTCGCCTGTGGTTCCCCCTGATAGAACATCAGCGATCCACATATCAGTAGGTCGGCCCGCCGACGCACCGTCGCTATTTATAACTTGAGTAGCGGTGTCTCCGTCAATCGTAACCCCAGTGATTTGCTCATCACCTTGTTTACCATCAAGGCTTATGGCTACTAAGACTTTTCGTGTGCCAGTATCGGTTCCTATCGCGTGATTAGAGAAAGTATATGTCCCTGCCGACCCATCTGTTGCATCGGTAGTGCCGCCAGCAAAAGTAGCAGTAGCAGCACTTCCAACGATACCAGCCGAGTATTCTTTCGGAATCCAATTCCCATTCGCATCGCTCTCACCGAAATCGCTGGCGGCTAGTTGCTGGCCGTCGATGAAGTGGACATCGGCCATGTAGCCGTCCCACTCTTCAGTTCCACCCTCATTGGCTCCTACAGTGTGGAGGGTTGCCGAGTTAACAGCTAATTCTTCATTCTGTGCAGGGTTGGTTTCAGTGCCGAAAGCGGTAATCTCCGTACCATTACCATAGAACCGTACACGACTAGCCGCCGTAGATTGGGTGGTGTCCACCGCAACTATCAAGTGAAACCAAGCCGAAGGGTCACGAAATAACTGTGTAGAAATATAGTTACAAGTTCCCATGTTCATTATGAGTTGGTCAGCGGCGTTGATAGCGATATCTTCACTAGCCCCGGCGTTGAACAGGTTTTGAACAGAGGTGGTATTACCCCGCTTGAACCATACAGAGTATGTCCAAGTCCTACGGTTCCCCGCAACCCGTGGCGTCCGTGACAAGTATGCGCTGTCATCGTAATTGGAACGGCACGATTGTTCGATGGTGTAGCCGGAAACGACTCCAGACGCACCAGCCCTGACACTATCTGAATTGATTACGCTCATTTCGGAAAGCGTACCTTCACGATTTCTCTGGCTGTCTGCAATTCAGCCGCTGCCTCTGGCCTGTCCTCGACTACTTTCTCCCAGATTGCAACGCTCAGATCGTCCAAGGCGGGATAGTCGCGAAGTCTTAGTGCGACATAATCGTAGTCTGGATTAGGCAATGTTCCGGCAGGGTGATCTATAGTCGTGGCTGGAGTGGCTTCTCGCGTAGTGGCTGGAGTAATAACTTCCTCACCATCTTCAGACATAACTGCTGGAACGTCTTCCATCACCGCTGGAACGTCTTCTGTGTACGCTGGGTTGTCGGGGTCTTCTATAGTGGGTTCTGGATCAGGTGGGGGAGGAGGCGGGACATAATCCTTAGTGGTGTGGCTTCGGAATACTTTACCCCCCTCAAACGTATCTGTAGTACCAGTTGACCGCTTGTCGGACGGGACGTTCTCTTCATCGAACCTTGCATATCCGATAGCGTTCAATTCCTCATCCGTCCAAAGCTGAAAGATATTGCGAGGATGCTGGATGCCGTTATCGTCTGTTACAGGGCGAGGATTGTGAACAGCGATTACAGCGCCATCATCATTGATCTTGGCTACTTTGCTCACGATAAATCTCCCGTAAACACACAATGAAGTGAAGTGGTTGTTCTGGCAATATAATCTATACGGTCTATCTTTGATGCGGTAGTCGTTAGAGTCGGAGCCGTGCCCCCAGCAAAATCATAATAGCTGCTATAAGAAAGTGTACGGCTACCGGTGCCATCTTGCGTAATAAAAATACTGCCGCTTGTCCCAGCGACAATATTGCTGGGATTACCTAGCGCCCTATTGCCACCCAACGTCACGCTGAAATGATTATTCAGGCTTAAATCTACAGCAATAGTCGATCCATCTGACAAGGCCGTTATCGAACCGGATTGTGCCTTAGTGAATGTATTTACCGCTGCTAAAGCTGGACAACCGATTGAAGTCCGTAGGGTAGCGCCGCTCTCATAAGCGTATGCCCCGGAACCTGTCCCAACGATCATTTTGCCGTCTGAGGCCACTACCCCTAAAGCGTCGAGGTCTTGGAGGTTGCCGTCTACCGCAATGGTGCCCGTGCCGGTTATTGCGGAGAACGAGAAACCATCGCCAGCGTTGATCTGAGTAACCGTCCCATCCCCAGCACCGTTATCGCCCGAATAGGCAATTATCATCCCAACCGTATCGCCATCGGAGAAGCTACCGACTTCGACAAGTCCGGTGACTTCGACTTTGGAATAGGTAGTTTTGCTCTCAACTCCCCCGTCAACGCGGAATACCTTCATGGCCGTGGTAGTGGCACCCGCTTTAGTCAGGTAAATAATCGCGGAGTTAGCCGCAGTAGGGTCATCTAGAGTATCGATAAACGTATTAATGCTAGAACTGTTAGCATCCACATCGTCGATGTAGAGGAACCCAATGCTCTCGAACGTACCATTATCAGCCTTTACGGTCCCTACACCTTCATCATTGTCAATCACGTCCGTAGCCCACGTCATCTGGATACCGGCGGCGGGAGTTAGATTATCAACATAGGCTTTAATACTTTGTTGTGTGGCGAGAAGAGTGGCTGAATTGGCGTTCAGTGTGTCACTGTCCTCGATACCTGTCACTGTCGCGCCCGTAGCAAGTTGTAAACTAGTTGTAAAATGGCCCAATGTGCCGTCAACAGTAGTAAACGCACCAGCCGCCGTGGCCGCGCCGCCGATAGCCGTACCATCAATCGTTCCGCCATTGATATCTATCGTCGTAACAGTACCGAGATTAGAAGATGTTCCTGAGAAAGTCGCACCTGCCGCTGTAAACTGGGCGTCGGTGATTACCAGATTTCCAGCCGTCGTATGACCAGTTGGGGTAGTGCCCAACGCGATAACATCAGCGCTCTCATCCCAGCCAACGAACGCAGCGTCAGCGTCACCTCGGGCCATATAAAGGCCGAGATCAGCATTGTTAGTGCCAGAACTAACTAAACCATCGTTCAGCAGGATCAGCGGGTCTTCCACTAATAGGTTGGTGGTATCAACAGTGGTGGTCGTCCCATTAACCGTAAGATTACCGCCGATGGTAATGTTGTCTGTCACAGCAATGGCATCAACCCATAGGTTCGCCCAGCGTACTCCCGTCGTACCGAGGTCGTCGGTACTGTCAGTATCGGAGACAATATCATCACCCGCTGTAAGAACACCAACAACCTTCGCAGTCCCGCCGACATAGAGTTTTTTGGCTATACCGACACCGCCGTCCGTATGAACAGAACCAGACGTACCGCTAGTGGTATCCGTGGTGTCGTCGATAGAGGCAACGCCGCTACCTGTAATCGTAGTAAATGATCCGGCAGCGGCACTACTAGCGCCAATAATACCATCGTAATTCGTGGACACCAACGCGCCCGTATTGGAATTAAATGTTAGGTTGGTCCCCGTGTGGGGTAGCTGAGACCCAGTAGCGGCGTTCACAAAGAGCGGGAATGTAGTGGTATCACTGCTCTCATCCGTAGGCCCAACGTAGCCGTCTGCCTCAGTGATGCCCGCTGCGGTGAGACGTAGTTCGACCCGGTCACCAGCGCTGTAAACCCGGCCTGTAGTACCCTCTTGCTCACGAACAATGGTAAGCGTGTCAGTTGAACGCGCTGTGCATTTAACAATCTCCAAGTTATTGGAGGTGTCGATCAACGTCACGTAAAAATAATCCGACCCTGTAACGGCGGGGAACAGTGCGCCATCAGAAGACGTAACCGTCATTGAGGTCGCTGCGTCAGTGATCCCACTAGCCAGCAGGCTAAAGGCGTTATTTGCGAATAGTGCTTGTGCCATAAGTTAACTCCCTAAGCCCACGACTGCATACGTACAGTCGGCGCAGCCCGCTGCGCACCGATGTTAGCCCGTGCCCGCCGCTCTGTGACTTTAAATATGAACTGCTTCGCATGGTAAGCAGCCAACTCAGTATCACTCCATGTCCGTTCAGGAAGCGTCAGAAGATGTTGTAGAGCGCCATGCACTATGGCGTCTTCCAGATCGTCCATCACGGCCTCGTTCATACCAGTAGCGGCCTTGGTAGGCCGCTCACTGACGAACATCTTAATCGTGTCGGTGCTGTTATCAGGTACTAGCCCGACATGAAACGTAATCGGGCTAATCTGGGTTATAAACCGAGGTGTTGCCCGCTCAGCCGCTACACTAGATGGATACTTAGGGTACATATCGTGCATATGCTCAAGAGTGACAGACGACATAGCATTACCATTGATGTTCGCCGTGAGGATGGAATACACCTCGGCTCCGGACTCCGGCACAAAGGCATACTCATACGTCCCAGCAGTCATCGTCACCGTGGCGTGTTCATATTTCCACGCATTGGTACGCTCACACACATCAATGGCCGCTGCGCGAACATACGTGAGTACGACAGGCTGCGGGCAACCCGGCGCACTTGGAGCGATGCGGTTGACTAGATCAGAGAATAATCGTGTTGCCATTAGACCACCTCAACCTGAATGGGTTGGCCAGCGTTCTCAGTATCTGTGACAGGAAGCGAAGCGGTAGTCGCACCAAGCTCCGCCATGAAGAGGTCTTTATACATCTTAGCCCGCCCGTTTGTAACGTGTTCATTATCAATTGACTCTGCTAGAAATACTACAACATCTACTAGCGCAGGTATATACGCATCTGGTAAAAGCGTAACTGTAGTCGTCCCATCATAGGTGGTTGGGACTTGGGAATACTCGATATCTAGGCTCTGTGCAACAGGAGCCTGCGGATATATGAAGAACTTATTGGGGTTCCGGACATGGCGCATCCAGTTAATCGCAGCCCCTGCAGTATCGTTGGGCCACGTAGGTATGGTCTGATCGAGAACTTCGCGGTCCGCCTCGACTAGCCCCGTGCCCCCAACAATGGAATAGACCTCAATGATACGCAGCGAGTCGCTGGGGGCAGCTTGAATAACCTCCCCTGCTGTACACGCCACGGTGCTGACATAAGAAAACAGGTCCGGACGCAGCAACTGTATCCGCTTCAGCCCTTGATTACAGAGGTCAAGGAGGAACGCGTCGCTGTACCGATAAGTGGCCGTCTCATCTTGGATGATCCGCCGGACTGTTGTGATTATGGCATTCAAGATCATTTCTTATTGCCGCCTGTGGCGCTGATTTTCAGGCCCGTACCCTTCTTGGGTTTGGCCTTCTTGATAGCGCCTTCGTCGGTGGATAGATCAACTTTGACCTTGCGCCCCTGCTGCTTCTTGGGGATGTGCTTCTCAGGAAACGCAAGTTCCTCAGAGACTTCCTCCACAGCGGGGTTCTTACATAGAACCTCATTATAATTATAAATCGTGCCGTCCGTCTTATGGCGCAGCCAACGACCCGGTACACCCATAATAGCCATGGTGACCTCCTAAGTTGGAGGGAGGGGGGCCGAAGCCCCCCAACCAACTTGTTTACGAGCAGTCAACCATGACAGCCCAAACACGCATCACCGACGTATCCTGAAGTGCCGTCAAGAACAGCAGATCAAGCGTATCGGCAGTGTGGTGGTAGTTGGTAGAGACCGCAGTGGTCATAAGCGTACCAAGCCCAACCGCACTGGTGATAGACGTAGGATCAAGCCCGTCAACCCAAGCGTCAACATCACCACCGGTGTAGCCAAGATCAAGGGTGCTTGACGTGGTCTCGGCAGTCGTGACGTCGATACCCGCCGCCAAGATAAGCGTCTTGGCCGGGATGTGCAGCACCGCCAATGAGTCGGTAGCAGCAAGAGCCGTTAAGCCCGCAGCCAACCGAGCAGCGACGATAGCCGGGAAGTCAAGGTCCACCTGCTGGAGGTAGACCCGGTTGTTGGTGGAGGCCGTGCTAGCGGCAGACCCCTTGTTAAAACCAACCGTGTCAGTATAAGCAGCCATAATAAATTTTTCCTTCCGCTTATGCGATTGTGATGATGCCAGCAGTAAGGGCTTCGCCCTTAACGACTTTATAGCCGTAAACCTGCAAGCCACGAATGATGTCCCCGAAGGTAGACTCGGAACGCAGAGTTTCCATGTTGGTCATCTGCGAAGCGAAGGTAAGACCCTTCTTGTGACCGGAGAAGATGGTGAACTCACCAGCAGCGCCAGTCGCGGACAGCGGAAGATTGTGCGACACATAGAGCATGAAGCGATCAATCATACCAAGGCGACCATTACGCAGCGGCGAAGAGCCGTCACCGGTAATGGAAGCGTCCTTAAGATCGGACTGTTTGATCAAGCCAGCCATCTTGGCGGGGATGACCATCCAGCGATCTTGCTCCGAAACGTTAGCCTCATCAAGAACCGTACCGTGGTTGATGATTTCAGCCAAGACATTGGAAGTCGTGATGGCATTAGGAGTGCCCGTCACACCAAGGTCAATGGAGAGAGTCTGTTCACCAGCGGTGAGACCCTTGTTAGCAGCGACGACGTCAGTGGCGATGTTACCCAGAACGTCAACGTCGATCTTGATCTTCATCTGCTCGGAAGCATCTTTTGACCAAGTGTCCATCAGGGCAATATCCGACTGGACCTGATCCACATCATCTTCAACACAGGCAAAATACTTGCCTTTGTCGATGAGCAACTGAATTTTGGCCTTGTCGGGGTTTTCAGTGTTCAGCGTCTGACCCTTGACGTAATCACGGATCGTGATGTCCGGGGTCGTACGGATGTTCACCGTATCACCATGGGCTTTGATTTCGCCCTCGTAGTCAGTGTTGGCGATAGCCGACAACACAGTGGCGTCGTAGAAGTTTTCGATCAGCTTACCTGACCAAATCTCGGGAATGAAATTCCCAGTATAGGCCGGATGGCCAGCGGCGATTGGATATGCCATAATTGGCTCCTTTATAGGTTACGCATAAGTGATACGACCCTCGCTTTGCGCTGCGAAAATGTCGCGTTCAATGGCGTCCCGCTCTTTCTCCTTACCTTTAAACCCACCCGTCCGGACCTTCTCAAAGAATTTAGTGATGTCGTCCGGAGCGTAGGTTTTAGTCTCACCACTTTGGGGAGCGCCGCTGCTGCGACCTTTACCCGGTGCGACTTGTTTTTCTAGTTCGGATGCGGTCCGATTAGGTTGAGCCACTGCGGCACCAGTTGCCGACTGCCAAGACTCGAAGAAGCTCGCCACCCGTGTGATGTCCTGATTACGCTGGGCATCGTCAAGGTAGGTCTGCCGAGTAAGTCCGGAAAGGGGATCGGTCTCTAACAGCCAAGACTGGAAATCCTGATTGTCGTTGATCTCACGCCAGTTCGGAACGGTACTCTGTAGACTGGCCCAGAAGCCCTGCTCAGCGTTATGCGCTTGCTGACTAGCAATCTGCTCAACACGGGGGACAACCGTCCCCTGTAACTCATCGAGCTTAGTCTGCATAGCTGTAAGCCGCTGCTCGTACTGACCAGCGATCTCTTGGCTAACCTTGCGCATAATGTCGATAGACTCTCCATACTCCTCCACCTCGTCGCTAGTCAAAGCACTGACTGGCGCTGGGGCAGGCTCGGGGGCAGGTGCTGGTGCGGCCTGCATGGAAGCGAGTAACTGCTCCATCTGCTGGCCGCGTTGCGTCAAGTCCTGTATATGTGCGTTCATACGGGGGACTTCGGCGTTGTACATGCCCTGAAGGGTCTGGTACTTCTGTTGCCACGTTTCATCATCTCGGTTGTCACCACCCTGCTCAGCAGGTGGGGACTCCGGTGCAAGCTCTTCAGCACTGTCGGCGGGTGGAACCTCTTGTAGAACCGGCTCAGCTACAGGCGCTTCATCTGTCTCAGACGACGCGTTCTCTGCATTAAGATCGTCATACAAGGCTTTCACGGCCTCAGTCTGCTTTTGAACTTGCTCTGGTACTGCCATCTTACGCTCCTATCGGTATGCGTTGGTTAATAAAGAAGCTACCCATTGGGCTATGCCTCCGTTGCTTCAGTGAGAAGTTTACACAACTCACCTAAAACTTGACACCGCCCGGAGGCAATGCCCTGCTTGTCTGATGCCGTCTGCGGTAGACGCTCGAGTTCAGCATGATACTGAACCTCAAGGAACCTAGCCACTCGCGGTACGTTCAGCGCCACATGGGCGAACGCTTTAACTGTGTCGGGGTCAGGCTGTATCACACTGCCCTCCCGGTTTGTTGGTTTGCGACTTCATTCATGCCACCCGCAGGGTTGCCAGCAACGTCAAGTGTCTTGGGCTGTTCTCCAGTGCGGCCTCCATCGGGCGGCGCAATGGCTGCTTGTGACTCCTTCTGTGCGGCGCGTTTATTGAACGCAGCCTTCTCTCGGGATGGGATGACTTCGTCTTCTGGCATCTGAAGCCCCTTAGCAACTTCCCGAAGAATCGCTGCACGACCATCTGTACCGATGATCTCCATGTCGAACTCATTAGCGGTGGCTTGCAAGAACTCAACGCGGCGTGTGTTAACCGTGTCTTTAACAGCCAAGTTAATTGCGCCACGGGGGATAATCTGTGCGTCACCCTTAATGCCTTCGTCTTCATCGTACCGCATGTTGTACACAAACATACGATGCACAACAAGTTTTATAACGTCTGCGTCTATGTGCATCACGACTTGGCGGATGCTCTTGCCCGCCGAACCCATCAGCATGGAGAGGCCACTGGCCGTACGTCCCGCACCGGAAACATTGAGATCACCGTGCAAGTAAGAGGGTACACCGGAGTGTTCATCAGCCAGTTGACTGAACTGGCTGTACACCGCCATCAACGCAGCAGAATTATCATTAGGCTGGTTAAAACGCACAGCAGGGGCGGAACCACCGAGCGGGTCATTGAGTACCTGCCAGATGCGCCACGGGTGCATCTGCGTAATATCTTCATTAGTGGGGATACGCTCAAGGTTAACCTCAACTTGAGGGCCAGAAGCGATGCCCATGTTATTAACCAGCGAACGCGCAGCCGCATTGCATACGCTCTGCACATCTTCGATAATCTCCGGTATACCTTTACCCCAAAACGCACCGGGGCTTTTAATAAATGAAGTGACAGCATATGGCTTCTCCCCAAGGGGATCGTAGTTGAGGATAGCCTTGATAACGAAGTTACCCACGATCCACACGTTCGCGTCATATTCTTTGGCAGAGTCGGAGACTTCCTCTTCTGTAAGCCCCCATTCAAGCAGCATCTTTCCGCTGACTTTGCCCCAGAACTCAAGGGCATCGTAAATTTCTGTCGGGCGCTGCTCGGTGCTGTGCTTGCGCTCAAGCTCGTCCTTCTCATGGTCAACGTCACTATTGATCCAACTCTGTCCGTTACCGATCTTAAGTAGCTCACGGATTGCGTCGTCATCATAACCGGGCACCCCAAGCAGTTCAGACAATGCCATTCGAGTCAGGGGATGATGCTCGAAGCAGTAGCCGTCACTAACCTTAGCGATGCCCGGTTCCGGATAGAACCGGAATGGGTCAACACGCTCAAACTCCGGAGCAAGTTGTTCGTCAGCCACCGCAACAGTCTTACCTTCCTCGTCGGTCTCCCATGATAGCTTGCGCTGCCTGCGCACACATGGGCCTTTAAGAATGGCGGCGGGAAAAGTTACTAAGTCAGTGAGGAACTCATTGAAGCCCTCCGCAAACCCACCTTCCGCAAACTGGTCAGCGATCTTACGCTTCATACCCTCTGCGCGGTTCTGAGCGTCTTGCAGTACAGAGAACCGTAGCTCCTGTGCGATCACCTCTTTAAGCTGGGAAACCTCTGCGGGGTTAGGAGCCTGCCCGATCTCCTCGATCAATCCAGTGACCTTCTCTCCAAGTATTTGATCTATGACCTCGTCACGCGCTTCGGGAAGGTCGGGCAATGGGGTTGGCTTAATATCCCAAGGGGGTGTGCCAGTGTCCATAAGGATATCGCGCAACCAACTCTCGGCTGCGCGGCACTTCACCTCGGTAAGCATCATGTAAATTTCTGAGCCACCCTGCTTCTGGATTTGCACCAGCTTACTTGGCTCGTACTCGCCATTACGCTGGCGAAGGGCTGTGAGCATCGCCCGCTCAATTGGGTCTTTGGCTCGGTTGGCTGCGTCGAACGCTGTACGGAGATAGCCCGTTAGGCCGATCATCAACGGCTCAGCCTGTCGCTCCTGCATGGCGCGTCGGGTCTCCTCCTCAGACTCTTGCTGTACAAGAGTCTCGTTGTCCACGACTCTGAGGAAGCTAAGTCCGGCCATTATTTTCCGCCCCTAAACCTCAAGACCAGATCACCCTCGGAAGCCTTCGCACCCTTCTTAGGTTTGTAATACTTAAGCCGACCATACTCATCTCTGCCGCGAGAGCGGTCACCATCCGTTGACTCAAGGTCTCTCTCCCGCTGAGCAGACCTATTGTACATACTACCGCCGCGCTCAAATGGTTTAGGGGCGCGTTTCATATTGCCCTTCTTATTGTCAGCGTTGGAATACTTACGACCAGGCATTATTTCTTCCTACTCTGCTTAATCTTGTTGGCCTTCCGTGTTTGCCTAATTATCCGGTCTGAATGTTTGCCGTAGGGGCCACGCTTTTCTAATGTGCTATCCTTAATAGCCGCATCGTATATTCTGTTGTTCATATCCAGAACCGCAGTCTTACCCACCTGCTTCTTGCCGGTCTTGCGGCTGACAACCTTCACCGGTAAGTACCGCTGTGTGTTGCCCTTCTTATTATCCTTGTTGGAATACTCACGACCAGCCATTATTTTTTCCTGCTCTGCTTAATCTTGTTGGCCTTTCGCGGCTTAGCAGTAGCCTTGCTACGCTGGGCTCTCTTAGCCGCCTTGCGACCTTTGGAAGTGTACGGATAGTGTTTACCACCAACGACTGGCATTACTGGTTCTTCCCTTTGCTATTGGGGTGGTAGTTCTTTTTGAAGAAGCCGGGCTTGGAAAGAACGTCGCGGCTACCAACGCTGGAGCTAACCCCAGTACGCTGCGTCTTCGCCGTTGACTTGGCAAGGCCGTCAGCAACACGTTCTGCTGGCGTACGCATCACAGCTCTCTGCGTCGGCGTCAACTTGACCTTACGCTTAACGACTTTAATACCCATAGCAAAAACCCCCTAAAAATTATCGGAGCTTCCTTATAACCTGTTGGAGAATGTGAAGCAATAGAAAAAACCCCCCAGCGGCTAGGAGTCCGCTGGGGGAAGTTTACTAGGAGGCGAGTTGACAGGGAGGAAAACTCAACCGAGGTCATGTCCGACCAATGCGAACTATATGGGACACGGTGAGACAACGCAATAGTAAAGTTACGTCCACCCCATGGCGGACATCGGCTTTATCTCCCGCCTCTGGGAGACAACCGACCCGTCACTGATGCTCGCAATGTGTAGCATAAGATATTGTAGCGCCTCGGCAACGTGACTGTGATTGTTCTTCTCGATGTTCCCGGTCTTGGGATGGAAGCGATACCCACCCATCATCGCACTTTTGAGCGCCGTACAGTTAGGGTTAACTAAAAATGCTGAGTCCCCATCCGCATGGCGCATGAGGTACTCGTCCACTGAGTTGAGGCGGGCCGACACGTTGTTGGTCTTAGCCGCCATGACCTTGAACCCCTCGGCCTTGAGGATATCTATGGCGCTGCGCTCGTCTGTCTGTGCCCGCTGAACGCCAGCAGGGTCAACGATGATAATGGAGTTCGCTCCGGAGAACCTCTCGAACAGCAGCGGCTTCAGCACCGTCCGGGCGAAACGTTGCACCCCCATGTCAAACGACACAGCTTCGTCATATATCAGCGCCCGCCCCCGTGGGTCGCTCTGGCCAATGACCGCAGCGGGCGTGAGGCCCAAGTCCATGCCGATGACAAGGGGGCGAACGCCGTTAACAATAGGCTCCATACGCTCGGTAGCCATATGATAATCAGGGCGAAAATACTTATAAACAGGCTGACCGTGACTGCTAAGCCCGTACTCCCCATCAATGAACGTTCGTATGTATTCCTCGGAGCGCCCTTGGGTATCATAATATCCCTCCACTAAGTTCTCTATGTTCTCCGCTTGGGGACTGCGCCCGCTGGGCTGCTTGTACACCCCCCACCCGTTGTCGTTGGCGCTGACCCCGTCATCCGGATCAAGGTGTTCCATCTGGTAATACCACCAAGTATCCATCGTCGGCGGGTTGGTGTCCCCCCACATCCCCCACCACGTCGGGCCACCGTCCTTCTTGGATGGATAACGCCCAACGCGCTTGGACATGGCGTCTATGATGTCGGGGTGAATATCCTGACACTCGTTGAACCACGCGAATGTTAGCTCAAGTGAATTAAGGTTGGCCACATCGTCCGCATCATCAAGAGCGCGGAACATAATTTCACATTCAATGTCGCCCACCTCAAAAAAGTAGGTCTTTGTGGTTCGCATGTAACGCCCGCATACCCCCGGTGGGAACCAATCGAGGAACGTTTTGATTGTAGTATCCATGAGTTGTCGGGCAGTTTCGCGGACAACCGCCGCCCTTGACTTGCGGATGCCTTGCTCATTTGGCTCTTGCTCCCCTGCTCTGCGTATGACTTCAAAGGTTGAAGTCACACTCTTGCCGCTACCGACCGGCCCCATCAGCACACGCATCTTAGCGTCGTCTGCCATGAACTGCCCGCACACCTTGGTGGGGGTGTAGTCTATCTCATACGCCATACATCTTCACCTGTATCTCCATCGGCTTTCTGAGCCGCTTGCGGAATGTAACAATCTTCGTCGTGAATGAAACCCCCGCTTCAACAAGTTGTGCAGTGAACACCTGCGCCTCTGCGAATGTCTTAAACACTCTCATGGTCAATGGTCTTGACCTGCGGCACCTTTGCCTCCGCCGTTGGCAGATTTATCTGTATGGTTACGCCACCCACGACACCACCCTCTATGACGGAGTCTTTCTGTGGCTCAAGCCCACCCCACTTGACGGTGGACTTAATGAGGTCCGCCTTTACGGAGGCACTTACATCCGCACTGTGGATCAGCGTCCAACTTGTTGTGAGGAGTTCCTCCGCCTGCGCTTTCGCTTTCAGGCGGAACGTCATCCCCTTCTCTCTGATCTCGTCGCGGAGGTGGTGAACTTTTTTGAGGAACACGCTGTCTGCGTTGAAGCGCCCCACGTCATCCATAGTTATGGAGTGACGCTTCATAATTTCCGGCAGTGTCTCCCCCGAACCCTCAAGGGTGAGGGCAATATCCATCGCCAGACGGTCCGACCATGGATGGTACTTGAGAGGCAAGTTGTCCATGGTCGGAGAGCCTAGCTCTTAGTTGACACTCATGTCAAGTGTTAGGTGGTGAGCGTAATCGCACCACTCGCGGTGGCTTGCCCCGAGATGTACCAATTAGTTCCGTCATTGAACACCTCACACCAATCACCGGGGAGCATTGTGTCAGCAACGAAGTTTATGCTGCCCTCGACAGTTCCCGCAACCACAACGCCAGCCACAGTAACAGAGCCGAACATGGTGTTGTCATTGTTTGTGCAGACGATGGTATGGTTACCGCCTGTGACCTGGCCCACACCAGCAATGAACCGATAGCGCAGACCAGCGGCAGCAGCGGGTAGAGTCGAGACGAACGCACTTGTGTTAGTCAGGATAAAGGTCTTACCGCTCTCAGCCGCCGTAATGACATTGGTCGTGGTTACAACCTCCATATTGGCTGAGCTGTCAGCCGCCATATTGAGTTCAGCGGCAGTGGCGTTGACGGCTGTTCCAGCAACCTTGAAGGTCTCAACTACATCGAGGGTAACGATTTCTGCATTTGTGGCATTAGCGCCCATAGTGAAATACTCCAGTTAAAGAATTGTCCTCGCGGACAAAACAAGATTTTGCAAAATCTTAGTACCGAAGGATAGGCGGATGCGCAGTGAAAAGTCAAGGGTTGGGGTGGAATAAGAACAAAACGTGTAACTTTACATATACTATTTTTTGGGGTTTGTTGAGAGAGGTTTAGTATTATGGGGGGTACAAAGTTTTTGACTGGCCAAGTGCCCCCCGTCGAGCCTCGACGCGCCCCGCCAGCGCGAATGTTTCAATGCTTTCAATGGCTTGGCAAGCGCACGGAAACCAGCCAAACTTGTGTTTTTCGCCGGATAATGCTTTAATTCAATCATCGAAACGGACCACACACCGCGGAGAGACGGGAACTTCAAGAAGGCGAGCCTTCCCCGGTAGACGCTGACCCTTAGAAAACTACGGTCGGAAGTAATCTAGGCCTAACGGCAGACTTCCTTGCCCCGCAAGACACTGGTTTAGGGCGCGAAAGAAAAGATTAGGCCTAAGCCGCCTCCGATTGCGGCGGCGGTACGGCCTTAGTCCCTGAAAGGACATTTCAATATGTTTATTAAACCTCACACGACCATCCACAATCCGGCCTCAAAAACTGGTACGTTGATGGGAGCAAGCTCGGCCCGGTTAACTGTCGCAAAGCAAGGCGTCCCAATCGAGACGAGTGAGGAAGGCTTCGCAGCGGTACGTGGGCTGGTAGCCTACGCCACCAAATTGAAGCTGCCGGTTTACCCCGGAAGCCCTTGCTTCGTTGGTGACGAACACGAGTTCGTGTCTCGGACACCGGCTGAAGTCTTGGCCATGGTGACCACGGCGGAAGCGGCTGGCCTCGAGTGCTGGTTGTCGAAGCGTGGCAACGTCTCAATCGGTGTTCGACCGGTTGAAGGCGCGAAGCCTAAGGCGGCTCCAAGGCCTGTCAACAAGGGTGAAGACGCGGCACTCGCGGCCTTCATGAAGGTAGTCGGCTAGGGACTAAACTGGAACCCCGGAGCTAGAACGCTCCGGGGAACCTTTTTCAAAGGAGAAATGCAGTGGCATTTCGTATCTTATACTACGACCTCGACGCCCGACAGGACGTCGTTGAGACGTTCGATAGACCCGACTGGGTTGAGGCACGGACACGCTTCAACCTGCTCGAGTCCCTGCGCCGTGCAGGCGAGCGTATTATGGACTTACAGTTCGATGGTGTAATGCCTCCCGAACAGATGTAGGTTCATACCTATCACACTGGGGGGAGCTTCGGCTCCCCCCTACATAGGAGGTGCGCCGTCATGGCACACATAGACCTAGACAGTATTGAGCGCTGCTTGCTCATCGACACCATTGTCGGCGAGATCGCCGATGCAGAAACCGAAGCTGAGGAGAATTGCTCCGAAGACTTCAAACGGGAGATGCAGGCTTACATCAGCACCCTCATCACCCTCCGCACCAAGCTCGAGGTGGCCAAGTGAGTAGGCTCCTCGTGTGCAGGCTGCCCACCGGCCACACCTTGTGGAAGTGCCGGAAAGACGGAGACTGGGTGTTCTACTGGCACCGCATCTGAAGGATTGGAGGGGCGCAAGCCTCTCCTCTTCTTTCTTTTCTTTTTATTATAGAACCATTCATCGGTAGGTCAGAGTGCGCCATTAAAGAGGGTCGATAAGGCATTGGTAATAGACCTGAACCATTAATCGGTAGGTAGTAGTAGATGTATAAGTTTGTTATATTACAACAGGTTGGAGGATACTTTACGGCCAACTATCTGTAATATCTGTTGGGGAGGGGGTGTTTTAACTTAACACTTTAACTGTCAAGTTTGGTACTGACCATGGATTAACTGGGTTTAGGTAGTAATCTTTTATATCAATTATCTAAGTTATCTGTTCAAATAGATAAAGTCACACACAAATTTTACCAAATCATAACTTTACGAATTTGGCATCAACAAACATGTATGAAATTGTGGCACTGATTAGTTTCAAAACACGGATAATCTATATAATCTATATACTGCACCCCCTAACCCATTGGTATTAAACAATTGTATACTAGCTGTTGAAGCGTCAAGTTAAGCACCCCAACAGATAGTACAGATAGAAGAACAGATAATTAATACCCTCAAACTTACACCCCTCATACCCAGCCCAGCAAACTTGACAATTTTCGCCGGAAATTGCATAGTCCCGGCTCGACCAGCGACCAAATCCCAAAACTTTTCACCAACTAACTAGGAGCTACCAAATGACCCATAGATATAACATCAAACTCATCCCAGAGGACGGAGCCACCGTCGAGAACGACACTAAACGTGAATACGACCTTGGATACACATTCAAGGTTGTTACCAGTGATGCACCCTGCTTTCGTAAGGGTTCGAGAGTTACTGAGATGGATATTGCCACACAAGAGGAACACCATGACAGCAAATACACTGTCAAGTTCCAGACAGTGAGCCTGTTCCAAGAGATTGAGCAGTTAGCCGACACCGACTACGGCTGGAGCCAAGCACACAAGCTGTTAGTCAGCGGCAAGGTGACGCTGTGATGCAGAGAGCCTAAAGCGGCTAGGAGAAAGGCGAAACCGGATTAGCCGTCCGGTCTGTGGGGCATTATCACCCTGCACTGATGAGCCAGATAGCTTACTAGGAGATTGCGATGCATAGTGAACAGATACTTAGAGAACTCGTCAACCTTGGTACGATCAACAGGGCCGTGTACATCACTGGTCAGCCCGGTTGCGGCAAGACCAGCGTTGTGGAACAGGGTGCAGAACAGCAGGGCAGGGAGTACATCCATGTCCATGCCGCAACCTGTCTGACGGAGGACTTCGGGATGCCGATGATTACCGTGGACGACGACAAGTTCGGCTACAAGATGCCGCATTGGTGGCCTACCGACCCTGAGAGCAGAGCCATCATCTGCTTCGATGATCTGGGTCAGTGTCCTGCTGATATCCAGAAGGTGATTGCCAACATCATCCAACAGCGGGAGCTACATGGACACGCCTTGCCTGCCAATGTGCAAGTCATAGCTACTGGCAACAGGCAGGAGGACAGGGCTGGCGTCAACAGGATGTTGGGACACCTCAGCAACAGGTACACCGAGCTTGAGTATGAGGTGAACCTTGATGTGACCACTCGCTACTGGGTGGACACTGATGTTAACCCCAGTGTGATAACCTTTTGCCGCTTTCGTCCCGGTCTGATGCAGGACTACGACCCTCAGCGTAGTGCTAACCCGACCTGTCGTAGCTGGGTCGAGGGTGTTAGTGACCTGATCGACGTTGTGTCCGTTGAGGCTGAGTACGAGTGCTTCAAGGGAGCCATTGGTGAGGGTGCGGCGGCTGAGTTTGTGGGCTTCCGCAAGATTGAGCGTAACTTGCCGGATATTGACAACCTGTTGATGAACCCTGAGAAGGCGACTGTACCGGAAGACCCTGCCACGCTGTATGCCATCACCGGAGCCATTGCTCACAGGGTTAAGAACGCCTCGTTTGCCAAGGCCATCGTGTTTGCTAACCGGATGCCTCAAGAGTTTGGAGCATTGATGGTGTCCTATGCCTGTCGCCGGGATGAGTCACTGGCCTCAACACAAGCGTTCAAGGACTGGGCCTTAGCCAACCAAGACGTACTGTGGTAGGGCGATCAAGAGGCTGGTCCAAGTGTTCGGGTGATGAGTTCGACCTGTACTGTGCGGTTAAGGATGCCGCAGGGTACGGGGAGGACAGATACCTCGATGCATACAGCGGTAAGAAGTTTGTGGAACAGGTTGAGAAGCGTGATCCACAACTTGTTGCTGTGTGTAGAGTGAAGCTGAGGATGAGTTTGTTTTATGACGTTCTCCACGACAACAATGTGGTGGAGAAAACCAAGCGTAAAATTCTAGGAGAAATGTAATGCACCTAAGTGACAAGGCACTACTTGTCCACTTTAGCGTAAGCCAGTGGACAGCAAGGAAACTGGACAGGAGGGCTTCGGCCATCGTGTCTGAGAACGGGGAAGGCAACAAAGGGAACTTCAACAAGACCCTGTTGCCTACCTGCAACGAGTTGGGGATCGTCCACAAGGACACCACCGACGTGAGGAAGGGGTTCTATCTGAACACCCTGCCGTGGGGTATTGACGGTACGTTTATCCTGCCCTCAAGCAACTACCTGACGTACATGAATGACTTCCGTAGCAGACGGAACACATGGATGGGGCTGGTTGAGAACTTCATTGATGTGTACCCACAAGCCAAGCTGGATGCTGAGCGTATCCTTAACAGTGGTGAGCATGAACTGTTCAACCCCAAGGAATACCCCGGCATACCCCATCTTAGGAAGCTGTTCAAGATGGACATAGCGGTACTGCCTGTGCCTACCACTGGTGACTTCCGTGTAGAGCTTGCCGATGCTGAGTTGGCCTCCATTGAGAGTGACATGGAGGACAGGCTCAAGGAGGCGAACCAAGCCGCTGTGCAAGATGTTTGGCAACGGCTGTACGATAAGGTTAGCTGGTTGCAGGGTAGACTGGCCGACCCTCAGAACGAGTTCCGCGATGGCACTTACAAGGATGCTCAAGACACTTGTGAGTTGCTGACTAGGCTGAACTTCACCGACGATCCCAACCTTGAGCAGTTGCGTAGTGAGATGCAACAGAAGCTAGTGAACCACCACCCTGAGAGTTTAAGGAATGATCCTGTTCTCAGGCAAGACACGGCTGATGAAGCCAAGGCCATCATGGATAAGATGGCTGTATTTATGGGAGGACTAACATGACACAAGAAGAATTTGACTTCGTTAAAAAGACCAACCCTGATGCTATACAGGTGTGGACTGACCGGATGCACGACCTCGACAAGGGCCAGCTACTGGAGACGCTCATTGTCCACATGGACAGAGAGTTTTTCGCTGGCCTTATCCTTCGTATCAACGACGACATAATTGAAAGCAGGGAGAACGATAATGACAAGTCTTAATCCAGACGCAATACCTGAGTACCCCAAGGAGATGCCGGATGAGGCTACGCTTGCCAAGCTGACCAAGAAGTTGGCTAAGGCCAAGACCAACCTCATACTACAACACCCCTTCGTTGGTACGGTGGCTATGAACATGCCGTTCATCTTGTCGCTGGATGTACCGACAGCCGGGACCAATGGGAAGTGGATCAAGTTTAACCCATACTTTCTTGACGATCTGACCGACGAGGAGACGATGTTCCTTGTGGCCCATGAGTGCTTCCACCCCATGTTGGAGCATAACTGGCGACGGCATGAGCGTAGCCCCAAGCGGTGGAACCACGCTGGTGATTATGTTATCAACAAGTTGCTGGTTGATGATGGCATTGGCAAGATGCCTGAGTGTGGGCTGTTGTCCGATGCTATCTACGACGAGGGCGGTGGAACCAGTGATGGTATCTACGCCATACTTCCCGACGACCCTGACGGTCCCAGCGGAGGCTCCGGAACAGGTTCTGGAATGGATGAGTGCTTCGACGGTGAGGGTACTCAGCAGGAGATGGACCAAGCCGCCGCTGAGATGAAGGTGCAGGTAGCACAAGCGGCTCAAGCGGCTAAGATGATGGGCAAACTGTCGGCTAACATGGAGAGGCTAGTCGATGAGGTGCTGAACCCCAAGGTAAACTGGCGTGACGTTCTGCAACAGTTTGTGGTGAAGCTGAAAGATGATCGCCGTACTTGGGCCAGACCTAATCGCCGCTTCATATCCCAAGGGCTGTACCTGCCAAGCCGTGACGGTGAGGCTATGGGTGAGCTTGTTGTAGCGGTGGATTGCTCTGGCTCTGTCGGTGATGCGGAACTGGCTCAGTTTGCCGCTGAGGTTAAGGTGGTGCAAGAGGACCACAAGCCCAAGACCCTCACGGTGATATACTTCGACAGTAGCGTGTCCCATGTGGATGAGTACACAAGGGACGACGAGGTGGACATCAAGATGCATGGTGGTGGAGGGACAGCGTTCAGCCCCATCTTCAAGAAGGTGGAGGAGTTGGGCGTTGAGCCAGTGGCTTGCATCGTACTGACTGACCTGTACTGCTCCGACTACGGGGATACACCACCCTACCCTGTGCTGTGGGTAAGCAACGGTAAGGGCGGAGAGGACACTCCCTTCGGTGAAACGGTGATGATGTGATTGATTGGATAACGGCGGTGGCCCTTGCTGTAGCGGCGGGGTACATCGTAGGGCAACATGTTCGGATACGTCGGTTGGAGCAGACCGTTGGAGATATTGCGACAGGGAAAGTTAAGGTCCATGTGGACGGTGACGACATTCATGTTAGAAAACTAGGAGAATAGACATGGCGACAGTAAGATTTAGCGACGAGCTTCGGTCCCGCATCCGGCGTAAGGCAAGTGATGTGTTTGACAAACGCATCCAAAAGGAAAGGGACAACCCGCCTAAGAACTGGGCTGGTAACATCTATGACCTGATGTTCAAGGACACCAAGGATCAGATGGATGCCCTCCCTGATGGGTACTTCAACACCATGGATGATATGGACCTTAGCGGGTTCCAAGGTAAGGACTGGGACAGCGCGATCAATGGGGGTGTGGATATGCCCTTCCCCGGTGACGAGGTGCGCAAGGTTCCATACGATTGGGCAGAGAATAAGGAAGCGCATGGTGTTCACCGTGCAGGTAGCTACGGCGGCTTCACCCTCAACGCCGACGATCCACGGTGGGATACCCTCAAGGCTGAGTACAAGGTGTTCTGCTTGAAGGTACACAAGCTGGAACAGGAGCAAGCGGTGTTCATCGACGGTGTGGATAAGGTTATCAACGCCTACAGTACGCTGGCTCCAGCGTTGAAGGCATGGCCTCCGCTGTGGGACTTAGTGCCGAGCGATAAGCAGGAGAAGCACAAGGAGATCGTGGAACGTAGGAAGAGAGGGGATAAGCCAGAGATTGAGGGTGTAAACCTTGACGATATGACCGCGATCTCTACTATGGCTAAGCTGACGGGAGGTAGCTGATATGTACAGCATAGACAGAGCTAAGTTCAAAACTTACCAAGACTTTGCCCTTGACTTCCAGCGTTGCCGCAACGTCAGTATAGGTCGGCCTATTAAGAATTGGTGTCGGCTGTATAAGGACGGTAAGGACTACGTTGTGAAACAGGTTGGGTGGAGGGGGGCTAACGTCCCGCTGTTTAAGGTGTCACCTGACAACACCCTCACCTTCGTCATGCCGCTTGAGAACCTGTTGCACCACACCCAGACGGTAGTGAGTAGCCTGTACCGTGTGGTCCCTATCACGATTGAGCGTAAGAGGAAGGGTATCTACGCCTTGGCTGGTATGAATGATGAGGCTTTCCAAGAGGAAGGCAGGATAGGCTGGGGTAAAGTTAAGAGCCAAGGGGCTGAATACTTCTGTGGCCTACAGTTTGACCTCATCACAGGTCAGTGCCTCAACAAGCAACCCCACATGATGGACACCGTGATACCTGAGAAGCGCAAGCAATGGCTACGCGATGTGAAGCGTTATAAGAAGGGGCTTAAAGTAAGAGCCAAGTTAGGTGCGCTCCAAGGTTTCCTTCCTGCAATAGCAAAGGAGGAAGCAGACGCTGGTGGAGGATGGAGGTATCGGCGGACTGTGCCTAAGTGGGAAGCACCTGACATTGCACAACATGTTGTGGAGTGTATGCGTACCGAGGATTATCCCCAAGATATACTCAAACTGATAGCGCAAACTACCCAGTTGGGGTGGGGCAATGATACAATCACCGACCAGATGATGCTCGCCAACGTGGATGCTGTGTTCGACAAGTGCAGTTTGCAGTACCGCAAACTATACGGTGTGTTTGGGGAAACCCTGCACAAGAAGGCGTGAGTGCCAAAGGAGACATGAAGAAGCTGGTGCGTTCCGCTGTCAAGAGAGGATGGCGGGACGCGACACTCGATAAGAAGCGAGGCTCTGTACATCATGTTCTGGAATGGACAGATGGTACTATCGTTAGAGCATCCGCTACACCCAGCGACTCTCATGCTGTTAAGAATTGCGCCGCTGATCTGCGGCGTGTGGAGAAACAAGTTGACAAGGATGTAAGGTAATGGTAATGATCCAAGGAATATTTAGAAGCATAGATTTCACAAAGAAAGCAAGGGAAATCCGTAGAAAATTCTACGCAAAAGAAGAAGAACTTAACACATACGGGGAGCCTGTGGTACTAGGGCCAGAGGACAAGGAGATTATCCCCGGTGTAGACGAACTGCCTGACGATGACGGGGATATAGAATGATAATTAAATATGTGCTGATGGTGTGGCTTATTGACATGCAAGCCTACGGTATGCTCCCGGTCAAGGGCAACCCCTACCCCACCTTTGAAGCGTGTAGGGTGGTGCGTAGCATCATCATAAGACGCAGGATCACCCACCTAGGGGAGGGGCTAGGCTCATACCATTTCACCAATCCTAAATGCGAGAAGAAGGAGTACCCTAAATGACAATCATCGTATGGGATGGAGACATCCTTGCTACTGATCGTGCCGCCAGTGATGGCAAGACTCAGTGGAAAACAGAGAAGGCGTGGTACTATGGGGAGGGGGAGGACAGACTTATCCTAACAGGTTCTGGCCCCCTACACTCTATCTTAGCCATGCGCGAGTGGTTCAAGGAAGGGTATAAACCCAGTGAGTTCCCTGTTATACAGACCACACACCCCTGCCACTTCATCGTGGTATCCCCCATCCAAGGACTGTATCGTTACGAGTCCTCCCAAATACCCATTACACATGGGCTGGATAAGTGTGCCTTTGGTGAGGGCAGAGAGTTCGCTTATGGTGCGCTTGCGATGGGTGCTGACGCTGCACAAGCTGTTGCAGTAGCCAACGAATACTCCCCCCACTGTGACTTAGGTGTAGCGGAGTACAAGCTGTGAGTGAGGTGTATGGGAATAAGACATTGACTGTCGGCGGGTTAATAGGTGCGTCTAGCATAGAGAGCCACACTACCCACCAGAATACCCTAGACGTTGAGCAACTCAACAAGATGTTGAGGTTCATGGAGTACGCAATCGAGGCTGACCCTGAGTTAGCCAAACTTTTCATAGCATTTAAGGCAAAGGAACACATCACATGAGTGAGAAAATTAAACACAAGAGTAAGAAGTTCATGAAGGCATTAGCCGCTGTCAAACGTCACCCCAAGAAGAAGCACATGGATGTTAGGCATTTAGCTGACATAACAGGTGTGTCAATGTACACCATCTACAACGCCAAGCGGTGGCTGAAAGCACTGGAGGAGAAGGAGAGCGTGGCTACGATACCCGCCGAGCCTGTTGAACGTCCGGCGACACCCGTGTCGCATACGAGGCGTGACACTCAGCAACTTGTTGCAGAGAAGGGAGAGATATACGGCTCACCCCTTGAGAACTTCCGCGATGCACAGTGGGGTAAGGCTGTCACCGACAAGTGCAAGGACGATGAGGTACGGTTCGCACTGGAGATGATATGGCTCAAGATATGCCGCCTCGTCCACACCCCTGATCACAAGGACACCATCGACGATATCGCTGGGTACGCTGAGACTATCCACATGATCCATGCTGAGCGTAAGCGGAGGGGGTGATGGATGCACCGGACGTGAGTGCGCATTTCAACGGCCCAGTGTATGACCCAACCTACGACTACGCCCGGTTAGCTAATCAGCTACATCGTGTGCATAAGGCTATGATCTGTGGCTCATGGAGAACACTCGATGAAGTAGCAAAGTTAACAGGTGATCCCCCTGCGTCTGTGTCGGCCCAGCTACGCCACCTAAGGAAGCGTAGGTTTGGTAGCCACACAATAGACAAGAGGCCAAGAGGTAACAGGATCACAGGTTTATGGGAGTACCAGTTACGCGTACCCCAACCAACAACAGCGAGGAAGCAGATGGACATCGTAACAATCGACTTTGAAACTTACTACGCCAAGGACTACAGCCTTGGTAAGATGACAACGGAGGAGTACGTCAGGGATGATCGCTTTGAGGTGATCGGTGTCAGCGTTAAGGTCAACGATGGTGAGACTGACTGGTACACCGGCAGTGATCCGCACACGTTCCTCAACTCGTTGGACTACACCGACAAGGCCATCCTCTGCCACAACACAGCCTTCGACGGGCTGATCCTAGCGGAACACTTCAACATCAGGCCAAAGTTCTGGTTCGATACACTGTCGATGGCTAAGCCTACGTGTGGTGTCACAGTAGGTGGTAGCCTCAAGGCTTTGGTGCTGGCCTTTGGCCTAGGTGAGAAGGGCACAGAGGTCATAGATGCGTTAGATAAGAGGCGCAAGGACTTCACTAAAGCACAGATCAACGCCTACGGTGGGTACTGTTGCAACGACACGGAGCTAACGTATAAGCTATTCAAGAAGTTGAAGAAGGATTTCCCGGTGTCGGAGTTGATGGTTATTGACCAGACCATCCGTATGTACACTGAGCCTGTCATTGAGTTGGACAGGCATAAGCTGGAAGCCCACCTGAAGTCGGAGCAAGACCGCAAGCTGACGTTGCTCAACAAGTTGGGCAGCGGTGACCCAGAGGCTGCAAAGAAGGCACTCAACAGCAACATGAAGTTCGCCGCCCTACTCACAGCTATGGGGGCAGCGATACCTTATAAGGTCAGCCCCACCACAGGTAAGGATACCTTTGCGTTTGCCAAGACAGACCAAGGGATGAAGGACTTACTGAACCACCCCAACCCAGCGGTCGCGGCTGTTACCGAGGTCAGGTTAGGGGTCAAGAGTACCATTGAGGAGAAGCGCACTGAGCGTCTGATCGCTGTCTCCAAGCGTGGCCCCCTCCCCATCATGCTCAAATACTACGGCGCACACACCGGACGGTTCAGCGGTGGGGATAAACTCAACCTCCAAAACCTCCCCGCCCGTACCAACAACGTGATACGCACCGCCCTAGCTGCGCCCGATGGACAGAAGCTGATCGCTTGTGACTCGAGCCAGATAGAGGCACGTATGCTAGCACATGTTGCAGGGCAGCATGACTTGGTGCAGGCGTTCCGTGAGGGGCGTGACGTATACAGTGAGTTCGCCGCCCTTGTTTACGGCATCGCCGTGGCACAGGTTACCAAGGAGCAACGGTTCGTAGGTAAGACCTGCATCCTTGGCTTGGGCTATGGCATGGGCTTCATCAAGTTCACCGACACCCTCAAGCAGGGAGGTGTGGATATACATGAGGGTGAGGCCAAGCGTATTGTCTATCTGTACCGCGACAAGCACCCCATGATCGTGGCGTTGTGGACACGGTGCGACAACGTGCTGAGTGACATGATTGCGGGTCAGCAAGGTGTGATCGGTGGCTTCATAGGCTACGGCCCGGAGGGTATTGAGTTGCCTAATGGTATGCTCTTGAAGTATAATGCACTGCGCTCTGACGAGGATGGGTTTGAATACATCTCTGACGCAAGGGCGTTCCGCAAGTTCATAGAGACTAAGGTTTCAGGCAAGCGGGAGACTATTGCGTGGGCAAACATATACGGCGGGAAGGTGACTGAGAACCTCATCCAAGCCCTCGCTCGTATAGTTATAACAGACCAGATGACTGCGGTGGGACAGCACTACCACGTTGTGTTCCAAGTGCATGATGAGATCATTATCAGCACGTCGTCGGAGGGTGCTGATGCTGCACAACAAGTTGTGGAGGAGATAATGAGTACCCCTCCATCATGGGCAACCACACTACCCATCGCTTGCGAGAGCGCAGTGGGTGATAACTACGGAGAGTGTAAGTGAACAAGCCCTTAGCTCACAGCTACTCTGCCCTCAAGCAGTACGAGAACTGTCCGAAGCAGTACCAGATGCAACGGATCACCCGCGAAGTTAAGCCTTCCTTTGGGGAGGCCAGCATCTATGGCAACCGTATCCATGAGCAGTTGGAGTTGTGTCTCAAGGGTGACACTGCCCTGCCAGCCGAGAGCGTACAGTACGAAGCCCTGGTCCAAGCCTTCGCGTCACTCCCCGGACAACTTGTTGCAGAGCAGGAGTTCACGCTCAACAAGGAGCTTGAGCCTACTGGGTGGTGGGATGCAGACGCATGGCTCCGCGCCAAGCTGGACATCCTTATCATCAATGGCGAGAGCGCAGTCGTTGCGGATTGGAAAACAGGTAAGCATCGCCCCGACTTCTTTCAGTTAGAACTGTTCGCCATACTTGTGTTCAAACTGTACCCCGAAGTCCAGACCGTAAGGGCCACCTTCATATGGCTCAAGGATATGGTGATGGACACTGAGGTGTACAAGCGAGAGGATGCGCCAGCTATATGGGAAGCCCTGATGACCAAGGTGCAACGTATTGAACACTCCCTTGAGAAAGACCAGTGGCCCGCTAAGCCAAGCGGCCTATGCCCTTGGTGTCCGTTGGCGCAATCCCAGTGTGAGTTCAGATAAAACTTGACACTAATGTAAAGTAAGGATAGAACTATGGGCATGACACCCGAAGGTAAGATCAAGAAGAAACTTAACAAGATGCTGGGGGACTTTACTCAGTACGGGCTGTGGTCGTTCCCTCCCCAGTCTGGCCCCTTTGGGTCGGCGGGTATCCCTGACCGTATTGTCTGTGCAGGAGGGCATTTCATAGGGATAGAGGCGAAGGCTGATAAGACTAAGAAGCCCACCGACTTACAGGTAAAATGTATGGGCGACATCGAACGGGCTGGTGGTAAATGCTTTGTGGTCTACGACGATGAGACTATTGAGGAAGTAGCGGAGTACCTAAGATGCTTGTAGTCGAAGAGGCCCAAGCCATTGCCTTGAAACTTGACAATCCACAACGTGTTACAGAGTGTATACCCTCTGCTCATCGCGTAACCTTACATGGTGCTGACCTTGTGGTCGTGCCGCATAAGCCCGCAGAGGTCAGAGTTCTACGGAACCTAGGCATCAAAGCCCCGGCTCCCATCATGCACTACTACGACTGGGTCGGGGACTTCACCCCCTACGAACACCAGAAGGCTACGTCTGCCTTCCTCACCATGAACCACAAAGCCTTGGTCCTCAACGAGATAGGTACGGGTAAGACCCAGAGCGCACTGTGGGCGGCTGACTACCTCATGAAGCAGGGCGTCATCAACAAGGTACTCATCGTCTCTCCACTGTCCACACTGGAGCGTGTCTGGGGGGATGCAATCTTCAAGGGGTTCATCCATAGGCAACACGCTGTCCTCCACGGCTCGGCCAAGAAGCGCAAGCAGTTGCTCAAGACGGACGTTGACTTCTACATCGTCAACCATGATGGGTTCGGTATCATCTCCGATGACTGCCACGGTATGTTCGACTTGGTAATCGTGGACGAGGCTGCTGTCTACCGCACCCCCGGCACAACACGTTTCAGATTGTTCCGCAAGTGGATGGACAACAACCCCGATGTCAAGTTATGGATGATGACCGGGACACCTACCCCCAACAATCCCACCGATGCGTGGGCCTTGGCCAAGCTGGTTGATAGCCCATACGCACCCCGCACCTTCGGCAGCTTCCGCGATCAGGTCATGCAGAAACTTGGCAAGTGGTCGTGGGTTCCTCGTCCCGGTGCGCTCACTACTGTACAACATGTTCTCCAACCTGCGGTGCGCTTCACTCGTGACGAGTGCTTCGACCTCCCCGACACTGTGTTCCAGACACGTAAGGTAGAGCTTACGAAGGATCAGCGGATGCACTACGACAAGATGATGAAGTCCTTCATCACTGACGTAGCCAACGGGGAGCAGATCACCGCAGTTAACGAGGCTGTTAAGTTGCAGAAGCTGATACAAATAGCCTGTGGCGTGGCATATAATGACCGAGGTGAGAACGTAGAGATTGACTGTAAGCCTAGGGTTCAAGCGGTTCTTGATACCATCGAAGAGATCGGTGGTAAAGTAATTGTATTTGTACCCTTGACAGGAACTTTACATATGCTACATAAAGAGCTAGCAAAACATTACACCGTGGGTATAGTTAACGGAGAGGTCAGCGCAAAGAAACGGAACGTAATCTTTCAAGGGTTTCAAGAGCGCACCGAGCCACGGATTATCATAGCCCACCCTGCCACGATGGCACACGGGCTGACACTGACAGCGGCCAAGTCCATCATCTGGTACGGCCCGATAACAAGCAACGAACAGTATGTCCAAGCCAACGGGAGGGTCGAGAGAATTGGCAAGCGGCATGTCACCAACGTGGTTCACATAGAGGCCACGACATTAGAGCGCAAGATGTACAAGCGTCTCGAAACTAAGCAGCGGTTACAGGGATTGCTGTTAGACCTGATACAACAAGAACAGGAGTAAGTTATGTCCGAAGCATTAACCGTCGATAAAGTTATCGGCACGTACATCACGCTCCGTGGTCAGAAGGAGGCCATTGAGTCTGATGTTAAGGAACAAGTTGCAGCCATCAAAGAAAAGATGCAGAAACTTGAGGCTTGGATACAAGCCAAGTCCGATGAGACTGGTGTAAAGTCTTTCAAGACTGACGAGGGTACAGCGTTCATGTCCACCGCTGACTTCGCTAGCGTGGGCGACTGGGACGCCGTGCTGAACTTCATCAAGACCAACGATGCTTATGACCTGCTGAACAAGGCAGTGAATAAGAAAGCAGTAAGGGAGTACCTAGATGCAGACGGAGCCATCCCCGCCGGAGTTAACTTCGGCACAAAGATCAGCGTCTCAGTACGACGACCAACAAAGAAGGCTTAGGGGTATGGAACCCATCGTACAAGTTTTCAAGATTGAGAACGGGTTCTTAGTGGAGCTAACCCGACCAGCGGGTAGCATACGCTCCGTCTCGTACGCTGCTGATGCGACAGGTATAGCAGAACTTATTATAGCTGCTGCCGCCAAAGAGAAGCTGGGTATTGGTACTCAGCAAGAGATGTTCACTGCCCAAGAGATGGGCGAAACCAGAAGGAAGAAATAGCTATGAGTAATATCGTGCCGATTAACATCGACGTACCCGCCCACCTTGCGGAGCGTGTCGGTGTACCATCTGCCCTCGCTGCTGATCTTAGCGGCGGGTTAAGCACGGGGACAGACTTCCCCCGTATCTCCATCAAGGCATCGCGCTTCCGCATTGTAGCCGATGGTGCCGAGACTGTGCTGGAAGACCCCACTCTGGAAGTTGTTGTGGTCGGTGCTAACCCCGGCATCTCGAAGGCGTTCTATGCTACGGCGTGGAACCCTGATGCAGAGGCCAAGGCTCCCGACTGCTACACCCTTGAGGGTACTCGTCCTGCTGCTGACAGCACTCAACCACAGAACGACCTCTGTGCATCGTGCCCTCAGAACGCATGGGGTAGTAAGAAAACTGCCCAAGGCAAAGACATCAAAGCCTGTGCCGATAAGAAGCGGCTGGCTGTTGTTGCTGCCACTGACCCGACTGGCCCCATCTACCTGCTGGAAGTTACCCCGGCTGCGTTGACTGGGCTGAACAAGTACAACCGGGAACTACAGATGCGTGGCATCGCGCCGGAGATTGTCAAGACTGTGATCTCCTTTGATACCGCTGCCTCCTTCCCCAAGTTGCAGTTCGGCTTCGGTGGCTTCATTGATGAGGCTACCCAAGTTGCGGTGGACAAGCTGCATGGTACGCAGAAGGTTAAGGAGATCACGGGTGAGATCACGGTTGGTGCGCCAGCACCTGCCCCTGCGATTGCTGCCCCCGTAGCAGAACCTGTTGCAGTTCCTGTTGAGGAACCCGCTGCCCCAGTTTCCACATTCGGTAAACCTGTCGAGGTTCCTGCCCCGGCTCCGGAGCCAGTGGCGACACCCGCTGCACAACCTGTTGCAGAAGAACCTAAACCTGCTCCCGTCGCTGATGCCAGCACCGCTGGCCTTGCCGATGAGATCACTGCACTGATGGCGGAGGTAGCTGACGATGCCTAATCCCGCACTCGACTTCACCAAGGTGGAGGCACTGCGGAAACATATGCTGCTCAACACAACCCAGATGTCTAAATTTCTGGGTGTGTCGCGGGTAACATATTCGGGCTGGACTAAAGGTAAGCCCATCCGCAAGGGGAACGATGCCAAGGTTAGGATCGCGCTCCGTAAGATGTTCGTGGTGATCGAGAGCCACCAATGGCCCATGCCGGAAGTGATCGGTATGGTCCCCAAGGACAGGTTTGATACGCTACTTGAAATGACAAAAGAAGAAGAGTAGTATCTTGTGTTCGGGGGGTGGTGTCCCACCCCCCTGATACACACAAAAAGGCAGGGAATAGAATGAATACGCTAGAGTTTTTGCAGCGTGTTCTCCCATCCGAAGGCTTCTACAGTGCAATAGTAATCAACAGTGGATCAGCACTGCAGCAAGTGTTCTTCGGTACGGTGGAAGAACTCGCAGAGAATTGCCAACGCTTCGATCAGGCAGGGAACAACACATACTACGCCACCTCCACCTTCAATACACGGTTCAACCGTACTCAATCCAACACCAAGCTGACCAAGGTTCTGTTCCTCGACATTGACTGTGTTGATGATGAGAAGCATGAGTATAAGAACCAGCAAGACGGGCTTGCTGCCCTACTGAAATTCCTTGAACTCACAGGGATGCCGAAGCCGATGGTCGTATCATCCGGGCGTGGCCTCCATGTGTACTGGGTATTGAGCGAGGCTCTACCCAAGGCTGAGTGGCAACCGCTGGCCGATGCACTCAAGGCCACCTTCAAAGTAAACCGCTTCGACTTCGACCCCAGTGTCACGGCAGACAGCGCAAGGGTGCTGCGCCCAGTAGGTACACACAATCCGAAGAACGGTAAAGAGGTACGCGTCCTTATGGACGCCCCCTCATATGATAAGCAAACGCTCCAGAACATATTGGGGAGCGCGACACCTGTGGGGGTGACAGGATCGGTCACACAAGTACCGAGCATGGTCGCGCCAGTGTCGGCGTTAGGCAAGGCGTTGGAGATTAAACAGGACTACCAGCCAGCCAACGCCGACACTATTTATAACCAGTGCCAGCAGGTACGCTGGGCTGTGGACCATCAAGACAAGGTGGAGGAGCCACTGTGGTATGGCCTGATCGGTGTCGCCGCGCACTGCGGGAACCCCGACGATGTAGCCAAGAACTGGAGCAAGGGCCACCCCGACTACAACGAGGCTAACACCCTTAGCAAGCTGCACCAGTGGCAAGCACGGACTACGGGTCCAACCACCTGCAAGAAGTTTGAGGATCACAGGGCTAAGGGCTGCGACAAGTGCGCCCTCAAGGGGAAGATCACCTCCCCCGCCCAGTGTGGTCGGCAGTACGCAGCCGTTGAGATGGTCACTGACCAGACTGACGCGGAGAGGATAGAGCCACCGCATCCCTTCAAGTGGACAGGCAACCAGATCGTACAGACCATCGACGGCACGGACGTAGAGATTGCGCCCTTCGCCATCTACCCTGTAGGTTATGGGCTTGATGAGAGCCTAGGCTACGAGACGGTGCGGTTCAAATGGAACAGGCCGCATGAGGGCTGGCAAGACCTAGTGTTCCGTCAGGCGTACCTCAAT